GATCCCGTCGCGAACTTCTCGCTCGGTGTAAGCCGCCCAAAAACCAAGAATAACGATAACCCCGGAACCGATTGGCTCCGTGTGGTCGCGTTCGGGAAGGTATGCGACACGATCAGCAACTACTTCGCCAAAGGAACCGGGCTAATCGTCGAAGGTCACATCCGCACCAACACCTACGAGGCGCAAGACGGGACAAAACGCAACTCGACCGAGGTGATCATGGATCGGTTCGAGTTCTTGCCACGGTCCACGCGAGACCGTGAGCAAACCAAGTCCGAGACGTTCGACGAAGAGCCGCTTGTCCCGCCAATACTATCCGGCGAAGACGAGGTTCCGTTCTAATGCTCGCCGGCATCCTCATCGGCATATTCATCGGCGCGCCGATCGGCATGATTATCGCGGCGTTGCTTCGGGCATCCGGGGATGACGAAGAGCAAAACGCGTTAAACGGCCCCAAAACGCGCGATAAAATCCGCCGTGGTAAAACACTCGCAACTCAACCCGAACGTCGCCCGTAGGGGCTAAAAACCGCCTTAAAATCGAAAACTAAATTGGAGGGGACTATGGAATTTACAGTTGGCAAGAAAACTCTCGAAAATGCGATGACGAACATTGTATCCGTTGCGCCGGCAAAGGCGATAAAACCGATCCTATCAAGCGTGCTGATCGAATGCAGTGATGCCGTATACCTGTACGCAACGGATATGGAAACATCGATACGGGTCAAACTTGAAGGGGCGAGCGCGCAATCGCCGGGCAAGACCGCCGTGGACGCCAAGACGCTCTTTGAGATCGCCAAAAACGCGCCGAGCGCTCAGCTGAACATCAAGCAAGAAAACGAAGCGACGCTTGACGTGTACAGCAACGGCGGAGTAGCAAACATCCCAATGCTCGACCCCGAAGACTTCCCGGCGCTGATATTCGATTCAACGGCTGAACCGATCGAACTCATCCCGACGCTCTCAAGCGAGATTGACCGCGTTATCTATGCGATAGCCGCCGATCCAATGATGCGCGCGTTGAACGGGCTACACTTCGAAAGCGTTGATGGCCATCTCCGGTTCGTCACGGCGGACGGGTTCAGGCTCGCGACAATCGACACCGCGCAACCAATCCCGGACATCGAGGCGTTCACGATACCACTCGGCGGGGCGAAAATATTCCTCTCATTCCTGAAGCGCTATCCGGCGCTCGTTAGGTTATACAACAATATCACCTCGTTTGGGATAGAATCTCCGGATACCAAGGTAATCATCCGCAAGCTCGACCTTCAATATCCAGACTATCGGCGCGTGATCGGCGCAACGCACAAAACAACCGTAACCGTAGACCGTGACGCGCTGATCAAGACCGTCAAATTCGCCCGCGTGGTTACAGCGGAGGCGAAAGAAAGCGTATTGATGAGTGTAGCAAACAAAGAACTCGTGTTCACCGCGCGTTCTACCGGCAAGGGGGCGATGAACGTATCTGTCCCGTGCGCATTTGAAGGGCCAGCGTTGAAGATCGCATATAACCCAGACTACTTCTTGGAATCCGCGCAACACGTTGTGAGCGATACCGTTGTGATCCACTTGGCAACACCCGCGGATATTATGCGATTGGAAGACGGCAACGCCTCGCATTACATCATGCCAATCCGATCCGTGGAGGTGTGAGATGGCTAAGATACTTTGTGTACCGGCAACCAGCACAATCGACGACATTGCCGAATATGTCAACCGTACGGGCGTATATCTCGAACGGAGCATTGTCGAGACGAACTACGCGTACCGGCAACTGATACCATATACGGTGCTATTCGACCGTACGAGAGGCGACGCCGGCAAGATACTTGCTTACAAACGGCAGAAGACGAGCAGCGAAAGCCGGTTGCGCGATCAACTCACCATCGGGATCGGCGGGCACGTAGAAGAGAACGACGGATACGGCTGGCCTGCGGTAGACAACGCGAGACGGCGCGAGATGTTCGAAGAGATTGGCGTAACACCGGTACATCTCCAATACCGAATCAGTATTATGCTGCACGAAACCGCTGTTGATCGCGTTCATCTTGGCGTGGCGTCGTTTTGCACGAAGTGGGCAGGCGAACTCAAACCATCGGACGAGATACCGGAGTGGCGTTGGCACACGATCGAGGAGCTCGATAAGATGCCGCTCGAATCGTGGTCGCGGTACATATTGGATACGATGCTGGGGAGGGTATAAAATGAGCGAACGAAACATTGTGAAGGTGATCAACCGCTACGGATCCGACGGATCAATCGCGTTGGCGGCTCGAATCAGTTATGGGGCCAAGCACGTCGAGAGCGAACGCGTCGAGCCGATCATAAACGGTTTAATCGCGAACAAAGAAGGTACGCCGTTCGAGTTTGCAAGCATGTGGTTCTATATTCGTTGCTCGCGGCTCTGTCACTCGCAATTCTTACAATACCGGCACGCGTCGCGGATCACCCGTTCCACGCGGCGTGTGGATCCAATCGAGAGTGAGAGCGCCGACCTCGACAAACTTCCGGCGGGCTACGAACAAACGCATATTGATTATGCGCTACGGGATTACGCGTTCCAAACCGACGAGCTAAAGATTCCCCGCGAGATTGCGCGGCGAATCCTGCCGATGAGCATCCTTACCGAGTTCTACTGGCTTGTGAATCTCCGGGAACTGATGCACTTCTTGGATGAGCGATTAAGCAATCGTGCGGAGCAAGAAATACGGGACATCGCCAAGCGGATGGAGTTGGAATTCGCCGGCGCGTTCCCGATAACCTATATGGCCTGGAGGGGTTCAAATGCTTAGTGCTTTGGATGAACAGGAATTTCGAAATGTGTTTGCAAACTATCAAGCGTTAGAACTTGACCTCTTTAACACAAAAAGAGACCTCGAAGCGATTATGCGGATCGCGTCGAGGCTCAAGTTCTGCAAATCAGAAGCAATACAAAGCGATATAGCAAGTATATCAGAACTCGAAAAAGTTGTAGCACGCATATCCGAACTTGAAGCGATGATCGGCAAGCGGAAGGCCGATCTTATCGCAGAGTCCAATGCGCGATATCACTCTCAAAAATAGCCGCGTGTCCACCGCGGACGTTGTGCGGTTGCTGCAAAGCTACAAAGCAAACGTGCAACGTTACCTTGGATGCCGCGTGCATCTCGTGATTCTGCCTTCCGGCGAAATCGACTGGTACCTGAGCGGGCACCCGAACGAGCTCGCGTGCCTGAATGATCAAGTACAGGCCGGCCGGTTTATAAAGCTATTCGAACACTGGTACAATCAGCTTCAGCCGGAATGCCGGATCATTCTGTTCCACTGCTACATCAACCACGACTTCGAGCCCGCCAACACGATGGGCGCCTGGCTCGAGTACGAGTGGGGCCGGATGAAGTACAAGACGTTGCCCGTTCGAAGGCTTGCGGTGCTCTTCGATTGCTCGACGAGTAAGCTGTACAAGATGAAGCGGTGGTGTTTGGAGAGGCTAACGGGTATAATAAATGAGGAAGTGATGACGGATGAATAAGGGTACAATGTATTCACGGGTAACTGCTTGGCGCTATACAGGTTCGACACTTAAAGAAGAAGAAATGCCAGAAGAGAAAATACTATACAAGAGCAAATATCCTCGTAGCGCTATGCGGTATAATGGATGGGATACACGGATAATAAATGAGTTGTTGTACAAGTACCAAGGGGATCCAAAGTTTTGGGCGCTCATCAACTCCCGCAAAATCCATTGGGATATAGCCGAGGACATCGCCCGCGTGGCTTTATCCATTGGCAGAACTACCAAGGCGCTGATATGCTATATCTACGCTCAGGATAAGCACAGAAAGGAGAACGATAATGCACGCAACGCATCTGGTTTATGATGCGGTTGGAAGACCGCCAGTAGAAAACGAAACAACTGTTCCTGAAGGGACACGGTGCCGATTGTGTGGCATACCAATCACCAGCGGAGTGCCGGACAAAGAGATTTTTGGTATTTCGTTCAACAACCGCGATATATTCCGATATAACTCGCGATATCTCTGCCCGGCTTGTGCGCACGCGGCAGAACGAACGTACAGAAGCACATCGTTCTTTGCCTCGCGTGACGAGTTCCGCCCGTTCAAAAACGAGGCTATGTGGCGAGCGTTGCTTAACCCACCAACTCCTCCGTTCACCGTATGCGTTACCGAATCGTACAAGAAGCACAATCTTATCCGCGCAAAAATTAACTATGATATCTCCCGGTATATGATTCAGTTTGAAGAGAAGACTGTAGTGTTCGAACGCGATAAAGCCGTTATGATGATGAGGATTGCGTCCGAGATGTATTTCAACGGATTTTCTCGTGTGGAAATACAGAATGGGTGTCAGAACTACAAAAAGATAATGGAATATGGTATCGAAGCGTATCACGAGTTTGACAAGCATCTTGCAAAATGGCGCGGAGATGACCTGCTGGAAGTGATAATACTCGGGTTGAGCAAAAATAAGCGCGAATGCTATCAAATGGCTAAGAAAAAACGATCAGACATTGGAGGTGCGACAAATGCACGAAAAGGCAAACGAAGCGGCCAAGCTACTCTTTTTGATATGGAGACACATTGATTTTAACGCTATGGGAAGGTCACGACTCATGGGAATATACGATGAGTTCGCGGGCAAAGCCAAGTACGCGGCTGCAAGTCTCAAAGGTGAACGCTTTTTGGAAGAGATGAGCCGTAAATTTGGTATTGGATCATTCCGCAAATCTGCAATATTGGAACTACTGACACCAGATATTCTGCGAGCAATCCGGGATGACACGCAATACGTAGTGCTCATGATGCGAACAATAGTCGAGGAAGAACGGAAAGAATTTAATACGCGCAAAGAATCGAGGAATGCGGCTCAACGCGCGAACGAGTTCTATAAAGAAGCCGATGCGTTATTTGAGGCATTAAAGGAGGAACGGAACGATGAACAAGTATAATGTGAGCATGATATTGCAAAGCCCGCTCTCACATAACGATGAGCAGGCGCTAAGCACGACAACACCTTTTCGTAAGATGAAGATTATGGTAGATGGCGACCCGATGGATGTGCCTGTCTATACTGGCAACGCTTTCCGTGGAGTCTTGCGGCGAGAAGCGGCGAAGGATTTTATTGAGAAGCTCGGCATCAAAGAATTATCCGATCGGCAATACCATATACTCTATGCCGGTGGGATGCTTGAAAAAGGGGCAAGCGGAGACGTGCTTGTGGCTCAAAGACGTGAATACCGAAAATTTATACCGTATATATCACTATTCGGTGGGTCCGTCGGTAACGCAGTTATTGAGGGTCGGCTCGAAGTTGGAATGCTCTACCCAATATGCAAGGAAACAGCCAAGTATACGGGCGTTGAGAGCGATAAAAGTTGTTATGAGCTTCTTCAACCAATATTTTATACGCACCGTGACGACCGTGAAGATCTTGAGGATCAAACAATACAGATGAAGTACGAGGTTGAGTGCCTAATCCCCGGTACGAAACTGGCAACAAGTATCATCGTAAAAACGGATAATGAACTTGAGTTATCCGTGTTTGGCGCGACAATGCGCCGATGGCTTAAGATGCCTATGATCGGTGGCAAGAGTGCGGTAGGCCACGGACTTGTTGATGTGCATATACAGCCGGAGCTTCCAGGGGCGGAGTTGTATTACGAATATCTCGCCGAACATAAGGAAGAGATGCTCAAGTTTATCGCTGGCATATGATTACCAATCGGTTGAGGTATCGGATATGCGATGCGATACAAATTATCGAAAGAGGCGTTGCGACTATCTCAAAGCCATATCTATCGTGCAGTTGGGGCAAAGACAGTTTAACGTTGCTCAAGCTTGTATTGCAGGTCAAGGCCGATATCATGGTTGTGTTTATGAATTCCGGCTACGATTTGCCCGACCTCTACGATACGCGCGAACGCGTGTTAAAACAATGGGGCATCGCAAATTATACCGAGATACCATCCCCAATCGACTACATATCGCTGCTGGAACAGTACGGGATGCGGAACATCGATCGTACGGAAGAGCAACAAAAAGAGGTAGTTCAGCTTATCAAGAAGGATAACATAACCGAATGGGCGCGAAAAGAAGGATACGACGGCTTCTTTTGGGGTATGCGATGCGATGAGAGCGTAGGCCGGAAGATATATTTGCGCAAAAAAGGCGCCATACATACCATCGGGGGAATAACGCGCGTATCGCCGCTGATGAACTGGAGCACAGAAGATGTATGGCAGTTCATCGAAGAAGTAAAAATTCCGTACCCGGCATTCTACGACAAAACGGATTTGATCGCAAAGAAAGAGATAAGAAGTTCCGGTTGGCTTACAACCGACGGTGCGCACAGAGGGCGTATTATATGGCTCAAAACGCATTACCCAATTCAGTATCACGAATTGCTGCGCCGATTCCCGGAGGTGAAAAACTATGTATGAAGCATTGCAAATCACCGCAAACATGAACAGTCCGGTTGCTTACGTGGATATTATTATGTTTGATTCGCTGCTTGCCGCGGCGGTGGCAATAGAGCGAGAAATGGATCAACTGACAAGCGAAGAGGATATCCAAGAATTCGAACTACCGTTGAAAAAAGCGGAAGAAGGCGTCTGGTTAGCATCTGCCGGATTCATGGCCGGCATCCCCGGGAAAGCTATCTACCACAAGAAGTGGGATGAGGAAAACGACGAGATAGTTGCCACGGGCAAAAGCAAGATCGTGGTAACGAACGGAGTATACAAATCGTACTCGATGCCGTTACGTTATATCGATACCAATCGGATATACTTTTGGGCTATCGGCGATAAAGCCGAAATTAGGCAAAAATTGACAAAAATCACGGCTATCGGCAAAAAACGTTCGCAGGGATATGGGATGGTTGATAATTGGGCGATTGAACCATCAATAATAACGCGAGAACAGATACTCGCGTTACGCCCGGTGCCAAAAAGCGGTAACAGCACCAAGATCATACCGCTACAATATATAGATATGCAGATACGCCGCACGCCGCCGTACTGGGCGTTATCCGGCGCTGTAGTGTGTAACGCGCCGGTGCCGTTGCTATCTGAGGAGGCATTATGCTCTTTGTTGCAGGTCACGCGATACACCGGTTCGTAGAGCGAATTGCTCCGTATCTCACATACCAAGAGGCGGAAGCGATCATACTTGAAGATCTGAAAACGATAACGCCCGAAAGCGTCAAACGGGCAAAAAGCAACTATTACGTTCGCATCCGATCGAAAGCCCGCGGCAAGCGTGGTATACCATACCGATATCGCATGTTCATCGCGCCGCAGGAGAAAGTACCTGAAAACGGATATATGGTAGTAACCATTCACCGAGGATGAGGCCCGAAAGGGCCTTTTTTATTATCTGATTTGTTGGTATGCTCGAAAAACGGCGAAAAAACGAGTATATCTTAGTATCGTTTCGTATAGATACGATAACCAAGAATAATCTAATACTATCAACCATAAAGCTAAAGATATGGCGTTGCGAATAGCGTGGTAATCGTATATACTATGTATGTAAGAGGTTGAAGGGAGTCTTTGAAAAGTGAATAGGAAGAAATGGGAAGAAAAAAACAAAAAAACTTAGGAGGTAACGAAATGAACGAAAAAGTCTCGAGCTTACTGGAACTGACGGAGGGGCAAGAAAGCGGGATCGTGGTGTACCAAAACGGAGAAGCAATCGTATGTAACTGGGCAAGCATCGAAGGATTACCGAGAGTGTCTTTCGGTGGAATTGTAGGGCTCAATGAAGAGATAGAAAAGGTCGTAGGAACCACCGGTAGAATCGAAGATTACGTGAACAAAGAACAAGTAATAGCAAACGACAACGACGACGAACTGGTAGGAGACGCGACAATATACAAACTGCCCGATGACGTAGTAGTAATAGCACCAAAAGGCTGGAACTAAAAGAACCGGGGCCGAAAGGCCCCTACCTTTTTGAGGTGACAAGATGTTGATTACGGCAACCGATTACGCAAAAAAGAAACGAGTAGACAAGCAGATGCTGATGAGGATCATCAAGCATCTGAACGTTACGCCCGAACAGACTATTGGGAACGCGCAGATGTTCCCGGTGGAGTTGTTTGATCGTATTGTTTTGGCGCTCGACAACATCCCCCTTGACAAAAAAACACAATCGTGATATAATTGATATGATAGCCGCAGGTGTGACAAGATACCTGCGTGGATAGAAACGAAAACGAACGAAAACATATCAAGAAGGGCCTCTGGGCCCTTTTTTGTTGCGAATTTCCGGGGAGGGAATATGAAACTAAGCATTGCGATGATTGTTAGGGATGAGGAACACAACATCAAGCGCGCTCTGGATAGTGTACTCGATGTTGCGGATGAGATTGTGATACTCGATACTGGGTCGGTAGACAAAACCAAAGAGATCATACATAACTACGTCAGCCCGAAAATAAACCTGTTCGGCCACAAGTGGAAAAACGACTTTTCCGAAGCACGTAACGCCTCGATCGAAAAGTGTACTGGTGATTGGGTTTTGGTGCTCGATGCTGATGAAGAACTCACACCAGAGGCACAACGGGGTCTGAGAGAAGAACTCGAAACGCTTCCGGAAAGCACAAATACCATAATGATGGTTGGGCGGAACTTTGTAACCGATCATACTTTCGATACGATGTCACAGCCGCGTGTTTTCCGCACGGGCACGATCCGCTATGAACACGCGATACACAATCAGCCGAGATTCGCAAAAGACATCTTCCGAAGTGAGCTGATAATCAATCATTACGGCTATATGTGGACGCCGGAACTGCTCGATAAGAAGCGCAAACGATCAATGCCGCTGATTGAGGAGATACTCAAAACGGAGTTACCACCAATAGAACGGCTATATTATAAGTGTCAACTTTACAAGATGCAATTCACTTTCGAGCACGACACGAGTTACATAACCGCGAAGGAAATCCTTGACGAATTGCGAACCGCCAAGGAGATGCCGTATATTGTGTATGAGGTGATGATCCTCGCGGGATTCCAAGCGATACAACGGCGGGAATTCGAGTTCGCAACGGATTATATCGACGTCGCGAAGCTGATCTACGAGGATGTGCCGGACGCATACTTGATCGAGTCGCTGATGCACCACACAACCGGCGATCATCTAAAAGCCGTTCGAGCGTTTCATACATATTACGACAAGTACGCAAGACTTGATCGGGCAGCTTATAACTGCTCGATACAATGCGATAAGTACGTTGATATTGTCAGGCTCGTGATTGCCGCGTCTTTCGTTGCGGTCGGGCTTCCGGATATGGCGGTCGAGGAATTTAATTTAGTTAAGAAGTCTGCTATGATAACCGAATTTCTGGACAACTTCGTGCTGTACCTATCCAAACACGTAGACGACAAGTTGCTAAAGCGGTTTATGCCGCATCTGTTGGAGATAGCGGACGGCGAGCAGGTGAATCTCTCACCTCTATATTCCCGACTCAAAAAAACCGGTATCGAACTCGGAAGTAAACGCAAAAAGATTGCCATACTTTATAAACCGGGGCTTGGAACGTTCCTTGATGGGATTCGTCAGGGACTTTCCAAAGAGTATCTGGTCGAAACGATACAAGTTGCCAATCTCGATCACTTCAAAGATCGGGTCGAAGACGCTGATCTTGTCTGGTATGAGTTTGGGAACGAACTCGCGATCGAAGGGACCAAACGGTTCGACAAAAAAAGCATTGTTCGCGTTCACGGGTATGAAGTTATAAACGGGCTTGTTCAAGATATTTATCACCCGAATGTATCTCGTTACTTATTTGTAGCCGATCACGTTCGGAATATGGTCAATATCCCGGAGATAGCGGACAAGGTATCGATCATCCGAAATGGCGTGAATACAAGTAAGTATACCTTCGCTGAGCATCAACATGGGCGCAAGATTGCTTTTGTCGGGAACTTCAATACCAAGAAGAACCCCGGGCTTGCGATTCAGATACTGCACGAGCTTGTGAATGTTGGCCGGGGAGATTATGAGCTTCACTGGGCCGGCGATATGCAAGACGTGCGGCTGTACGCTTATACGATGAATCTGGTACACGCGATGGAGTTGCAAGACCGCTTCTTTATTCATCCGCACGTCGATACGAACGAATTTCTAGAAGACAAAGACTATTTTCTCTCAACATCAATTCACGAGGGATACGGAATGGCGATCCTCGAGGCGATGAGCAAAGGGATAAAACCAATCATCCACAACTTTTACATCGCCGATGAGTTCTACCCGATGCAGTATGTGTTCAATTCGATCCCGCGCGCCGTTGAAATGATAAAGGATGAGCCGTATGACTCAACTGAGTACCGTCAATTCGCGGAACGGCACAGCGAAACAAAGCAACTGGAAAAGATAAGCGAGTTAGTGCGGGAAGTGATAAACGAATAACTGGCACAATGTGCATCCTAAAAGGAGGCCGGCATGGCAAACAGCAGAAAAACATTATATGATCCTTCAAGGCTGGCCACTTATCAGGGTTGGGCCAGAGAGGGATTTACCGATATTGAAATAGCAAAAAAAATCGGAGTATCGCGATCGACAATAACATACTGGAAACAAAAATACCCCGAGTTCGCCGAAGCCTTGCGCGAAGGAAAAGAAGACGTCGATTTCCGCGTTGAGAACGCGTTATTCGACAAAGCGATCGCTGGAGATACAACCGCAATGATATTTTGGCTTAAGAATCGGCAACCGGCGAAATATCGTGACAAACACGAGATAGAAAATTCAGGCAAAATCGTGATCAAAATAGGATTCGATGATGATGACGAATGACACTGTTATAGACATTCGATTCAAGAGCAAAGCGCAAGAGTTCAACGACGCATACATTCCGTACCTCAAGAACCAAACGCGGTACGAGATATTTTACGGTGGAGCCGGGAGCGGGAAGAGCTATTTTATCGCGCAACGCATCTTGTTAGACATAATGCAAAACAAGAACCAAAAGGTGATTGTTGCCCGCAAAGTTGCAAGGACAAACCGGCATTCAACGTATGCGTTGCTCCGTTCGCTTATTTACAAGTGGAATCTTGATAAGTTCTTCCGTGTGAACAAAAGCGAGCTTGAAATCACGTTCATAAACGGATCACAAATCATATTCTCCGGCCTTGACGACGTGGAAAAACTCAAATCGATAGCAAACATTACCGGAATATGGGTAGAAGAAGCAAGCGAAATATCAGAAGAAGATTTCATGCAGCTTGACCTTCGACTCCGTGGCGTATCAAGCAAGCCAAACTGGTTCGTACTATCGTTCAATCCAATATCGCAACTATCGTGGCTTAAAGCGCACTTCTTTGACAAACTGTGCGAGAATTGTACTATCCTAAAGACCACATACAAAGACAACCTGCGATTCTTGGACGCCGATTACGTACGCGTGATAGAGAACCTGATCAACGAGGACGAGAATTATCACCGCGTATATGCGCTCGGAGAATGGGGAATACTCGGCAACCTGATCTACAACAACTGGGATATCGTTAACAAGCTGCCGAACCGATATGACGAGGTGATATGGGGGCTTGACTTCGGATATAACAATCCAACCGCCTTGATCAAGATCGGAATACGAGACAACGAGATATACATCCCGTTCGAGTTCTATCGGTCAGGGCTTACGAACACCGAACTGATCAAAGACATGCGAAAGCTCGTTAAGCCTAAAGAATCGATTTATGCCGACTGTGCGGAACCCGATCGAATCCAGGAGATATACTACGACGGATTCAATGTGTACAAAGCGGAGAAGAAGATCACCGACGGAATTGATTCCGTCAAGCGGTATAAGCTCCATATATACAGCGAATGTGTTAACACGATCAAAGAGATACAAGCATATAAATACAAAGAGGACAAAGACGGCAACACGCTCGAGATACCGGTAGAATACAACGACCACGCGATGGACGCGATACGGTATGCGATACATACCGGAATCGGTAAGCGAACGGCAACAGATATCACAACGGTCAGGTGGTGACAAGTGAAGACTAACTTATGGAAGCTGTACCAAGGCAAGGCATACGATGAAGGATACCGGACGGATCGCTCGCTCCCGTGGAATGTGAAGAAGATATATAACCCCGCGCCGCTCATTATCAACATGGACGTGTCGATGATTCTTAAGGGGTTTGACATTACCGGCAAGGTTGCCGAAACGATCATTGCGTCGAACGACTGGGAATATTCGAAGGAGAACCTCACACTCAAGATACTGCTCGAAGGGCGCGTATGGGTGGATATTGCTAAGGTCGAAGATGAAGTGCTTCTTGCCGTTCTTATCTCTGACGAAATTCCCGAGATCAAATACGATGCCGGCGGAAATATCACCTACGCGAAGATCAAAATAGACACCGAAGAAGAAAAGATTGAGAAAGAATACTTCCCCGATCGAATCATTCAGAAAGTGAATGAAGAGGTAACGGAACTCCCAAATCTCTGGGGCTTTATTCCGTTAGTTGAGTTCACCGCCGAGAAGGCCGAAGAAGACGCGGTATCCCGGATCGAGAATCTGATCGATACGTTGGATGAGATCAACGAGTATCACGCGGATATCAAAGCGATTGGCAAGCTCCATTCTGATCCTCTTGCGTGGGGGAACGTGCGGCTCAACTCCGAGTCGTTACAATCAAAAGACGAAGAGAAGCGTGAAGACACCAAAGCAGTCAGGCAGATGCGCTTCGTCCAGGTTCCTGACGGCGGTCAGATGCAATTCCTCGAGATGTCCGGGAGCGTGATGAAGGTTATGGCCGGCGAGAAAGACAAGCTGATCGAGCAGGTTCAAAGCGAATACCCTGAGATAATGCTCTCGCAAATATCCGAAGGAGCGGCTCAGACAGGGTATGCCGTGGAGATGAAGCTGACAGGCCTAACCTCAATTATCTCGCGTTATCGCTCAATCCTCAAAATCGGGTTAGAAAAGGTATTTGAGTATGCTTCGCTGATGCTTGGATCCAAAAACGACGCGGTTATATCCTACGAGCCAATAATATCCAAAAACCCGACAGAACTGATTACCAATCTTGCGGTAGCCGTCGGCGCTGGAATCGTTGATAAAGAGACCGCGACAGAAGAGATATGCAAAGCGCTATCGATCGACCCGGAGCCGGTGTTAAAGCGAATCAAAGAACAAACCGCCGAAGAGGACGTATACGCGGCGCAATGGGCGGCGGAAGAACAAGCGGTTGATAGCGATGCAGAGGCGCGTTGACATCGAAATAACCAAGAAGCTCGAGCAAAGATACGGACGTGTGCTTAAAAAGTTCTTTGACAATCTCGCGGATGCGATTAAAGAGATCAACTACGATCACGGAATCCTTACCGGTCAATTTAACGCGGCGCTTAAAAAAGCAATTCACGCATATGGAATGGATTTTACACAACTATTTGAAACAACTCTCGCGGATATGGCTGACCGGCTCACGCGGGCTTATTATGCGGAACTATACAAACAACTACCGGCAAGATTCCGGCACGAATCGCGGAAGTACAAGTTTGAGAAAGACGAAGAAGATATCAAGTTGTTTGAATTCGTGCAGAACCGTTGGAAAGATATGACGCAAACTAATTATGCTGCGACTGCGTGGGTGATGGATAAGCCAGCGATCGACGGTATAAAACTCTCAGATCGTATCTGGAAGCTCGCGGATAAAACCGCCGAAGACGTGAAGCGACTCTTGACAGCTTCACTTCAAACCGGAATGAGCGCGAAGAAGGTTCGCAATCAAATATTGCGCACGCAACAACAGGTAGAATCGAATATTCCTAAGTATATTCAAGAGCAACTTCAAGGCTTATCACCCGAGGGGGCGCGAAAAGTTATAGACCGGTACGTTCGCAAGACGATGCGGTATAATGCGATGCGAGTCGCAAGAACCGAGATACAACGGGCGTGGCGCGGTTCTTATGTGGAGATGACGAAGAAGTTGCCGTTTGTCCAAGGGATCAAATGGAACCTCTCGGCCAGCCACCCTAAGACGGATATATGCGATGATCTTGCACTCGCCGATGTAGGGATGGGCCCGGGCGTGTACCCGAAAGAAGGCGTGCCTTATGGCGGACAACCAGCACATCCACACTGTATGTGTTATCTCACGTCCGAGATGGATAGCGTTGAAGAATTTGTAGATTCCCTATAGCCCCAATACGGGCTTTTTTCATACATACCCTCCCTTGCGGGCCTGCGGGCCCGTTTTTTATTGGAGAAACGAGGTGGTTATCGAATTATGCACATTGTATTATTCCTAATCGGGATAGGGCTCGGATTGATTGTGGGGTTCTGCGCGGGCCTGATTGCCAAAGAGCCCGCAAAAAAAGAAAGGGCGCGTAAATGGAAAAAAGGCAACTGGTGACAATTGGGATTACCAACTACAATTACGGGCGGTATATCAAACAATGTATCGATTCGATGCTTGGGCAGACGTATCCGAACATTGAGATCATCGTAGACGATGACGCATCAACCGACGAATCTGTTGCCGTGATTGCAAGCTACGGGAACCAGATCAAATCGATCATCCACGAGGACAACAGCGGGGGTGCGAAGCGGGGATTCCTCGAATTGCTCAAACGCGCAAACGGTGATTACTACATGCACTACGACGCCGATGACTGGCTTGAACCGGATGCGATTGAGTTGATGCTGGGTGAGTTTCAAAAAGATGCGACGCTCGACTTCGTATACAGCGGATCATCTGTGCATTTCGAAGACGGGCGGGCCACAGAAGAATGGGGCGCGCGGTATGTTCCGCCGACCGTCGCAATCGCTCAGATGTACCATAACGGCGGAAGCGCGGTCATAACAACCAAGGGTTTATACCGTACCAAATTCATTCGAAAATGCGGACATGTAGCGTATATGGGGAGCGAAGTGGACACGCTATCACTACTTAACAATCTACGCAACGGGATGTGCTATCGATGTGTCGAGAGCAATCTTAGACACTACAGGGTACACGGCGGAAGCGACTCGCACAATGTCGAGATGTATATTCGATCGATCAACGCAATCCTCAACTACATCGTGGATCACTTCGACGAGCGAGAATACCTGCCGGAAATACGATGGGATAAGCAGGGGAACAATTACGCAAAAGTCAAAGCACTGATGGTCGCGAATCATTTTCATCGTTACGGAGAACACTACGCCAACGGGCATTATCCGCAATATCTTAAAAACAACGCAACACGAGAAGAGATGACGCGGTTCGCGGAACCGCTTTTTTTATCCGCAAAACGATACTATCAAAAATATAACGAGGAGTGATTCTGATGGAAGAAACGAGCGGGAACGTTATCAACGGTACTGCTGTGGAAGCAACAAACGAGAGCGCGCAAGGCGAATCGCGATATACGCAATCCGATCTTGACAAAGCGATCGCCAAGGCAATTGAAACGCGCGAGAGAAATCTCAAAACGCAATGGGAGAAAGAGCAGGAAGACAAAGTAAAAAAAGTGAAGCAAGAAACCGAACGCGCAAAGCTGGAAGCTGAGAAGAAATTCGAGGAACTTTACAAGATGCAAATTGAGCAGACACAAAACGAACGAAAGGAACTCGAAGCCGAACGAATCCAACTGCGCGTGAGTGCAAAGCTGGCCGAACACAAAGTGCCATCGGCATTCGCGGATTATATCCTGCCTATCTCAGGTACACCGGATCAAGCGGAAGACAACGTTAAGACCTTCAAAAAACTACTGGACACTTACGTGGACGAAAAGATCAAAGAGATACAGGGCGCGGGGATCAGCGTAAAAGGGGTCAAGTCGCCGACAAACTCAACTGGCGAATCACTCGGTAAGCGGTTGGCTCGACTGGAACCCAAAGAACCCGATTCCACGATTTACTTCAAAGAACCTTAAACAAAGGAGATGACAAGATGTCAAAATTCTTAGAAACGACTTACACAAGTCAGAAAGAGATACTCAAATACGACCATTACGTTGCGCACGCAGTAACGGTCAGCACGGCAGGCGTAAGTGCCGACAGCGACAGCGGCAAATATATCGTACCCGCCGGGACGGTTGTTGGAGGCACGAGCAAATCCGCGTTGCTGAATCCGAGCGAACGCGTGGTCGTGAAGAACACGCCGTCGGTAGCCGCATCCATAACCTTCGGGACGAACGCGAACGGCGCGGTAACATTCACCGCAGTCACCCCGGGGACAACCGGCAACGCAATTAAAGTAGCTTTCTTGGATCCAAGCACGGCGAGCGCTGCTTTAAGCGTTGATATTGCGGCAGATACGATCAACGTATACCTTGCCACGAACACCTCGTCCGCGCTTACGACAACCGCCGCGCAGGTGGTAACCGCCGTGAACGCGCATCTCGCGGCCAGAACGGTTGTGACTGCCGCCAAGTCAGGGACAGGCGCGACAGTAGTGGCAGCCAAAGCCGCGACGGCTTTAGCAGGTGGAACGGACGGGAACGCGAAAGACGCGGAAGGAATCTTACTCTGGGACGTAGACGTAACAAACGGGGATGCAGCCGGGACAATGGTGGTACACGGCTTTATCAATCGGGCAAACTTACCAACCGTGGTATGTTCGGAAGCGCAAGCTGTTCTGAAGAACATCACGTTCGTATCATAAGGCAGGTGTGAGATATGGCTAATAACTTATTCGATTTAATTACCGCAAAAGAGATCGCAACTTACTGGGACGAAACCGGAAGCAACAAGCTACCTTATCTCGGCGAATCGCTTTTCCCATTCAAAAAGCAGATTGGAATCGATTTGTCTTGGTTCCGCGGTTCCAAAGGATTGCCGGTTATGCTCAAGACTTCGAGCTTTGACGCAAAGGTTCCGTTCCGGGACAGAATCGGAATTAAAAAGATTGAAACCGAACTCCCGTTCTTCCGAGAAGGAATGTATATCAAGGAAAAAGACCGACAAGAGTTGCAACGCGTACTCGCGACGGGGAATCAGGCACTTATTGATATCACGCTCGGGAACATTTTTAAAGACGAAGTTGAACTGATCGCCGGGGCCAAAGTCGCGCGCGAACGGATGATAATGCAACTTCTACAAACGTTCAAGATATCGATTACAGATGGGCACACTCCGCTCGATTACGACTACAACGGCGACTCGGATCATCAAGACACGTTGATTACTACTGAAAGATGGTCACAAACCGCAACAGCGGATCCCGTAGGAGATATACGTGGATGGCAGGATACGATTGAGGATGACACTGGTGTGAGACCCACTCGTGCGATATGTACGAGAAAGACCTTCAACTATATCGGAAAAACCGCGGCGGTAATTGCGGCGTTCAACACAACTGACCGGCTCGTGAACGAAAAGAATGTGAGGGCGTATCTGTACGAAGAACTTGGAATTACGATTGCAATTTACAACAAGAAGTATAGCCTTAGCGGAACGGCTACGCAATACTTCGCGGACGAGATATTCACGTTACTGCCCCCGACCACGCTGGGAAATGTGTATTTTGGAACCACGCCCGAGGAAGCCGACCTTCAAAGCACACCTGGCGCTTCGGTATCGATTGTTGACACTGGCGTTGCAGTTACAACATTGAGAAAGGCTGATATTCCCGTCAACGTGGAAACCGTTGTATCACAGCTCTGCCTGCCGTCGTTTGAACTCATAGATCAAGTGTTTATTGCAACGGTACATAGCACGTAATAGTGAGGGGCGTAAAGCCTCCTGTGAGGTGAGAAATGGCAACCAAAAGCAAACCAAAAATTATACCAACATCAGAAGCCAAAAGCATATCCGTGCCGACGCCCGAACCGGAACTGATACCAGTATACAAGCCGCAACTTCAACCCAAACCGGAGCCGGAATTTTATACGGTGATCATCACAAAAACTTGCCGCGACAGCATAATGCGTTATCACAAAGGCAAGCGTTATCAGGTAACGTCGGAACTACGGGGAGCAATGCTCAAGGCAGGTGTCGCCCGTGACGAACTTAGCGCTTCTTAAAACCGTGTTTCTCGACTCAGACAACGCAATATTCACAGATGACGAGTACGGCGCGTTCTTAACGCTTGAAGGGCTCACACCAACGGACGAGGCGGCCGAAGACATTACTAACGTAATGCTCGCGAAAGCGGCATTACTCGAAGCGATTGCCGGAAATCCCGAGAAGTTCAAGGCGTATAGTCAAGGCAGCGTGCAGGAAAATTATGACAAGCGGTTCTTATTTGAACTGGCTCAATCTATCCGGCGAAGGCATCAGGAGTTGTCATGACCGGCACGTTGATACACTCGGAGATAATCACGGACATCTCCGGTAATCCCATCCCGATTCAATCTACGCGCCCGCTTGCGTTCAACGAGCAGGATTTCCAGCCAACACGCGGGAGCCAGTTACAGATAACCGAAACCGGCGAGTACCGATACGACCATAGGAAGTTGTTCTATCGCGGTGATGAAAAAATTGAGGTTGGCGACCAGATAATGATATTAGGCACAACTTACACGGTAGCCGCCGTTCTCCCGTATATGGCACACGTGGAGGTTGTTCTTAATGCCAACAAGTGATAACGGGCATTGGAATCGAACACCAAAACAACTGGCCGACAAACTAAGAGAAAAGCTCAAAAACAGCGAAGAGGCAATCGTTCTCACACTACATCGAATCGGACAGGAAGCGGTAAACTGGGCACGTGATAACGGGACGTATATGGATCACACCGGTAACCTGCGCAACAGTATCGGGTATGCGATATACAAAGACCGACGGCTAATTGACTGGGTTCACGACGATGGAGGGCACTCGCAAGCGCACAGTAACGCTATAACCGCAAGAACGTTGTTTGAGCAAGCAGTACCGGATAACGGGTACGCGTGCGTTGTTTTCGCTGGGATGGAGTACGGAATATACGTCGAGGCCAAGGGATACACGGTATTATCCGGATCGGTTCAAGCATCCCCGGTGATGAAGTTGTTGGATCAGGCGTTGAAAAAGGCGGTCAAATGATGTTGCACGATGAGATACTGACGGCAATCTATAAGAAGTTACAACCGACCGGCATAGCGACTTATAAGCATTACCACACAGCAACCGGCGAACGGTTTGTGTTGCTTCTCAAGGGAAATTTTTTAGAAACGCTCCAAACCGCGCAGCTCTGGATAATGATGTACACGCCGAACTACAACGGAATAACGCCGAATATCGCACGGCTTGGAGCTTTGAAAGCAATAATTGCGGGCGCCCTTTCTGACACGGAATACACTACCTCGGGGGCCCCGATTTACTTAGAATTGTACAACATTGAAGGGATCGTGACGGATCAAGCAAACACGAATGAATCTTTTCAAATTATGAGATACAAAATAACAACAAAGGAGTGAAAACATGGCAGACTTTGCATTTAACATTGAAAGTGTAAACATCGCGGCGGCTTCATCGCTGACGACTTTGGCGACGTGGCCGACCGGAGCGTTGACCGTGGACCTAGGGAAGACACGCGGCGGGGGAAGCATTCGGCAGGAAGTAGAAGAATTTATCGTTGAATCTGACCAGAGCGCTGACCCGGAATATGTTGGTATCAAAAAAGCGCCGAAAACATTGACGCTGAACTTGCTCGACCTGAAAGCGGCCAACCTTGCGATTGCGTTTGCGGGAACCGTAGGAACAGGCGCGTTGGCGGACACGGTAACCATTCCTAACCTTCCGGACGGAATAGAGCGGGCTGTTAAGATTGTTACCGTGGCGATTGGAAGTACCGGCAAACAACTCGAGATAATTATCCCTCGCTGTAAGTTCAAAGGAAATTCGGAACTGTCGCTCAACCGCGACGACGCCTCTACATTGCCGCTTGAAGGCACGGTGCTCGCTCCAAATTCCGGTGCGCCGATGCAAATGAAGTGGTTGTCCTCTTAATAACAGAATAACGTTCAACAAGAGCCCCGCAATAGTATGCGGGGCATTTTTCCTAAAAGGAGGGTAAAAAAGTATGGTTACTACACCCAAAAAGACCAAAAAAAGCGAGTTGCAAGCAATTGGGAATATACCCGCTGAGATAAAGATCGGATCCAAAAAGTATCCGATCAAATCGCCTTCCATTGGCGTATCGTCTCTTGTGGCGCAAAGGTTGAAGGTGATATTCGACGAGCTCGACTTCCATCCAGAGAAGTACGACAAAGAATCCGTAACGCTTCAGAAGATCGTGGGCGACTTAGTTCAGGGGATTTACACATCAATCATGAACCAGAAGAACGACGCGTTGTTCGATGCGGCAACCGAGGTCATTGCCCTTATCGTCAACAACAAACCGCTTGACGCGAAGGACGCGGCAATCACACCCGACGAGGTCAAGTGGGGGCTCGAGTTATCCGAATTCACCGGGTTTCTCTGGAAGATACTGGAAATGAGTGATCTATCAAATTTTTTGATGCTTCTCCTTCGAGTGGGACAGAACCTCGATCTCGAAGGAGCGCTCTCCGATACACACGAATGATCTACTCCGTTGCAAGCGGGATGGGCTGGACGATCGACTACATTGTTTGGGGTTTAAGTGCTAAACAGCTGATCCTGCTCAGCGAAGCAGCGAAAGAGATATACGAAAAGGATTCGGACAAGAAGACTGGCACCATCCGGCTCGAAGACTTGGGCGAGAAAGAACAAGAAAAAGAAATAGAAAAACTCTTCGGAATTTCGATAGGCGGTGAGAAGCGTGGAAATCGATAGGCTATTTTACACGATAGGAATCAACAGCGAAGGGTTTAATCAAGCGGCTAATAACGCTGAGGCACGCTTTGGACAATTGATGAATACCGTTGCGGGATTGGCTGGAACAATTGCCGCCGGGTTTGGGTTTACAAACGTACTTAAGGATATAGCGAAGACCGCAAATGAATTTGATCACGCGATGCGGGGCGTATGGAGCATTACCGGACTTACCGAGAAGGAATTTAAGAACCTCAAGAACGAAGTGCTCTCACTATCGACGCAACTCCCGTATACAGGCAAAGAGATTGCGGGCGCGTTATATGAGGCGTATTCAGCGGGAGTAAAGACATCCGAAGGGTTGGAGTTCTTAAAGGTGGCTGCTCGCGGCGCCATTGCCGGAGCAACAGACCTCAAGGTGGCTGTTGACGGGTTAACAACCGTGCAAAACGCTTGGGGTATCTCTACTGAGGACTTAACGCAGAAGCTCGACGTGATATTCTACGCAATCGAACAAGGGAAAATGACCTTCGAGGAATTTAGCGGATTCATAGGGATGGTAGCGCCCACAGCGTCCATCGCGGGCGTATCGCTTGAAGAAGTCAGCGCGGCCATTATCACACTTACCAAAAGAGGCTTACATGCTCGAAATGCAATGACTTATATCAATGCGGCGCTCACACAGATTATCTCTCCATCCGCCGAAGCACAAGCGACGGCTCAAAGGTTAGGCATTGAGTTCTCGCTCGCCGGGTTACAGGCAAAAGGATTCGCCGGGTTTATCGATGACCTCTCCAAAAAAACAAAAGGCAACGTTCAAGAATTGGCTGGCTTATTTACAAGCATTGAGGCACAGAAGGGTATCTTCTCGCTGGCCGGTACCGGGTTAAACGAGTTCATGACCAACTCGAACCTGTTGACAGGGAAGATCGACGCGATCGTTGAGAAGTTACAGCAGAACGTTGAAAATACGTTTATTCAGCGGGCATCTGACGAGCTCGAACAACTATCCGGTAAGAAGGTGAACATTACCGTTGATGCCATCGCGGGGTCGACCGCAGGAATTACGGACACCGCCGGGTCAATTACCGCAAACTTGAACGAGCTGGCGGAGCAAGCCGGGGCAAAGTCACCGCAACTCGAGAAACTATACAAAGACTTAGTTGACATCGCATCCCAGTTGGGATTGCAGCCAGAAGAACTGACGGAAGCGGTAAAAGCGATATCCGGTGCGGCTACTCAAACGCTGCTCCCTGCTCTTACCTTAGCCCGCACGCTCAAGAGTGTGGCGAACAGCGCCGGGGTATCGATGCAACAAGTGATTGATGCCATTCTCGACACACAACCCGATGTAGGCGATCTTAATTATAGTGCAATTATGACAGCGTTGGAGGCAGAAGCCAGCAAAGCCGATACAACGGTAGAAACCATTATCACCGCGATTAAACGCCTGAACACAGAACCAACGATCAACATGAGCCGAATATCCACGGTGATTGAGGCACTTGCGGGCGATCTCGACGGCAGCGTTACAGACATCATACAAGACATTGCCGATCTGAATAAACTCGATATATCGCTTTCTGACGCAGCAAATGAAATTAAAAATCTCCAATCGAAGATATCTGAGCTTGATGCCGGAAAACTAACAAGTGTTATCAGCGCATTCGCAAAAGCCAATACCGGCATGAATTTCGGCACGATGATGAGCATCACGACGTTCCTCGCGGATCAGACAAAGAAACCAATCGCGACTATTATAGCCGGACTCAAAGCGGATGAAGAAACACAGGCCCTTGACTACTCGTGGTTGCTTGGGAACCTTGCGGTCGTGCAGGAAAAGTTCGGCGTATCCGCTACCGATATCCGCACGACATTGCTTACGGTTGACGACAAGCTGGGCGACGGCCTCAGTTTTACGGATATTGCTACGAAGCTTGCGGATTATCAACGGGATGAAGACCTTAAAAAATCGATAGCGCTTATACAAACCAAACTTACCGAGGTAAACGATGCCGGATTTGACTTTGCGGGCATCGTCAACTCCCTAAACAACCTCGTATCTCAAGGCAAGCTCACCACGCCGGTAAACGAAATAATCCGCACGATACAAGCCGTAGATTCAGCAGGACAGGGGATGACATTCCCTGCGTTCTTATCCGCATTATCGAGTCTGGCGGTTAAGGTAGGTGGAAAAGACGAACCGATAGACAAGATTTACCAGCGGCTGTTTGAAATATCTCAGGCACCAGAGAGCACCGACTACAAAGGGTTTGTAACCGCGCTTGACGCCGTCGACGACGAGTTTAACCTCAAAGCCGGAACGATGAAGAACGCAATCGACGCGCTTGTGGCCTCCGTTGGAACAGATAAAGCCGCCAAACTCGCGATTGAGTTTACCGGCTTGACGGAGGCAGACAAGAGGCGTTCCGAAGATATGCTCTCATTCGTTGACGGGCTCGTAAAGACAGCAAAGGATTATGGGATCAGCGTTAAAGAAGTACTCAGCAGCGTTAGCGCAAGCATATCGGGCGGTGAAGCGCTGGTAGGATATGCAGAGAGAGCTGCCGCAAAGATGGAAGGCGTACAGCAAAAGATAAAGCAGTTCAATTCCACGATGGAAGCGGCAAAGGCAAACCTCGGCGACAAGTTGCAGGGGGTTCAAAACATTCTGCTTGACCTCGGTACGGCAGTTGGAGAATGGGCGTCAAAACTCGATGAAACCGAAGCACTTGCTATCGGCATTGGCGCTGCCTTTGGTGTTGGCGGGACGTTACTGATAGGGTTCAAAGCCCTCATTACCGCAATTGGCGCATTGGCTGGCGGGTTCAGCGGTTTGAGTATGGTTATGATGGGAATTGGCGGAGCTATTGCCGGCGTAACGGTTTTGTTCTCTTTACTCCGACAGCAATCGGAAGATGCGATATTCAACGTGGATAAATTTCGAACGATGCTTGCATCTCTTGAAAAGCTCGACTTTGCTGGTATGATTGAATCACTTCAAAATACGATAAACAGCCTTAAAGAAGCACAGAAAAAGACGCAGGACTGGCAGGAAGACACGAACGAGCTGATCGCGCTCGTGGAAGCGTATAACGAAGGGTTTAACGATACGACAGATACCGCCGCGGACTTAGACTCGCAGATCGAGGACTTGATTACCCGTAATGAGAGCTTAGCCGATGTGATTGTGCGGGGTGCGGACGGATATGCGTTGCAATATGAAGAGATCAAGCGCATATCGGATGAATTGCGGTATCAAGAGAAGTTGCAGGAACGGGCATTATATGAACAAATATCGAAAGCGAAACAAGCAATTACAGAATTTAGTTCAATACAAGAGGAATTTGAACAAAAAAAGATTGAGATCAACCCTGTAATCGGCAGTTTTGAAGAAGTAAAGAAGTTTGCGGCAGCGGCGGATCAGCTCAAAAAAGACATAGATAAAATTTGGGAATCGACCGCACCAACGGCTGACAAGCAGAAGGAAATCGAACAACAATTAAAAACATTTACCGGAACTTACAAAAAGCAACTCGACGCTCTTAAAACATTGTTTAATCTTGCACAACCGCAAAAGATGGGCGAATACTATTCGAGAACAAAAATGCTCCCGGCCGTGTATGAAGACATCGACTTGATACTGAATACAATAGATGAAAAATACGGAATTATTAGCGAATTGGAAAGTAAACTCAAAGACATGAAACTCGATGTTCAAATCGCTGATTTACAAATCAAATACTCAACCTCCACACTCAAAGAATCCGCAAAGAAAACGGCTGATTTTTGGCGCCGGAACATCGTGCTTGAAATGGATCGCGGGCTCAAGGACGGCAAGACGAAAGAAGAGATATCCGCATCAGTTCTCGGGATGATAGAACAGGCAAACAAAGAGATTATGAACGACCTCGAATCGTTAGCTGCCGCGAGTATTATTGCCGCTGAAGATATCAAGAAGCTATACGGTGATCCGCTGATAGGCTTGCAGATTGATCCAACGGCAATTTGGGAAACTTACGGCAAGACAAAAGAAGCGCTCGAAAAAGCCTCTATTGATAAGCTCCTATCATCAAAAGCCAAAGCACTCAACGCGCAGATTAAAACGGTTAGCACATTATCAAAACAGCTCGAAGCCGCCTCAAAGGTTGCCAAAAGCACGTTAGAGAAGGGGGTTAAAGATTACGAAGGCGTGCTGATTGCCGGCAGTTACCTCGGGAATATGATCTCGGACTATGGCAATATGCTTCGGGAATTGAGCCAGCTCGAAACAGAACTCGAATCTATCGAAGCGGAATACGTAGATGCGGCAGAACGCGAAGATTATAAAATGTTGAAGCAAAAGATAGATGCGCTCGAAGCAACGTTGACAACGCACGCGGGAGCAATTGACGAAGTAAAGGCCGGATTCGGAACCAAGGCGTTGGAAGAAGTCACTACGGTAAAAAAATCTATTGACAGCTTATACAAAGATATGGAAACAGCCGCGGATGATAACTTAAACGCTATTTGGTATAAATATCAAAACCTCAACGCAAAATTCAACCAACTGCGGCGAACCGGCGCACACCAATACGCGGATGAAGCGACTAAAGAACAGATTGACATGATGTTCGAGCAACTCGCCGTGTTGCTTGCCAGTATGCAAGATGAACTCAGCGATCGTTTGGTTAAAGCGAACCTTGCCTTTTCAGTCGAGACAATATCAATCTCAACAGAAAAAGTCAGCACAACGGAACTTTGGAAACAAATTAACGCCGAATGGCAAAAAGCGCTCGAAAACAACCCGCTATTCACCCAATACACGATCGAGGGCGAACTCAAGATCAAGAACGCCCAAGACACGATCGAAGGGCTCAAGACGGAAGTTGAAAATGCAACTCAGGAATCGGTAAAAGAAACAGAGATAACGATCCCGATTGAGCCTGAGTATAAGTTTGACGAAAGCCGTCTCGAAGCAAGATACCAACAGCTCAGCCAAAAAATGCGCACGCAAATTGCAGGCACGATGTATGTATCGGGAGAAGACCCTGGCGTTGACGCGCTCATTTATCAGCAAGAGCAAATATTCCAAAACCTTGTGAAAGAACGTCAAGAGCTCAGCGCTAATGCGCGCGACGCGGCTCTATCCTACAATAAACGGAAAGAATCATATGACAAACTGATTGATGTATACCGCCAGTTGGAAGAATTCGCCCTCGAATACGGAGACAAAGAGAATGCGATGACGTATTCCAATATCGCGGGATATGAAGAACTCAACGCAGAGCTTCTCGGATTACAAACGCGGTATAACGAGATTCAAGCCGCAAACGCGGCTCTTGATGACACAGTCAAAGACGAAACAGAGCGGGAACGGTTCCGCGGCGAGTATACACGAGAAGCGGCAACCATTACCGAGCAAATGATATCCGCGCTCATAAAGTCAAAGACAATGCTCACCGACAAAGACTTTGGACAATTCTTTCCCGGCTTGAACATTGTAGCGGTAAAGAAAGACATTGAATCGTTAACCAAGTCCCTCGCGTACTACAATGCTTTAATCGGAGATATGGATATGTTTGGCAGTTTATCCGCGCAGGTAAACGCGCTTGACCGGGCAATGTCGGAGACCACCGATATTGAGGTAAAGCGTGACGCGCTTGAAAGGTTGATTGCAAGTTTGAAAGAGACCGAAGCCATCGCTAAACAGGGGAGATTCGAACAATCGACCATGTTTATTCAAGGGGTATTACGCTCAAAGGAAGCACAACTTGAAGCAATGCAGGCGGCTCTCGAAGAAAAACATAAGACGGATTTTGAGAATGAAACAAAAGCAATGGAAGGCGAATACGCGAAGTTGATTGCTCTGTACGAACAACTTGGTGATAACGACTATGCAACTGAACAGATGCGACAATATGTGAATTACCTCAAACAACGTCGCGAACAAGCAGCAATCACGTGGGGATACGAATCCGAGCAAGTGGTTGCGCTTAATGAAAAGATAAAAGAGCTAAACGCCGAACTGGCGGCCGCACAGGTGAACGCTTACGCATCCAAACTCAAGGAAACAACCGCTATTATCGGCAAGTACCTTCGAGACGGCGATGTGAACGCCGTGATGGAAGAGATAAACGAGCAGATTGCGGCTCTCCGCACCTACGAAGAAAGTCTCGTTCGTTCCACCGAAAAACTCTCGATCGGCGAGAAGATACGGCTGGGCATTGTGCGGTCGCTTCTCTCTTATTACGAGCGAATGGCGAAGTATGCCGCTCAGGCTCAAAATGACGCACAACTGCGGGATACGCTTACGCAATCGCTTGAAGAAGCCGGCCGCGGGATTGAGTTTCTCGAACAAGCGGGCGATCAAGGCAAGCTCCGAAGCTATTACGAAAGCCTGATCAGCTCCTTGGAAAGTCTCGCGCTAAAAGCCGTGGAAGAAGGTACCGTATCAAAGCAAGTGATTGACGAGATACTTGAAAAGATCGGATTGCTCAAGACGGCACTTGGTGAGATATCGGGGTTTGACCTCTCATCCGCGTTATCGGAATATTCCGCGACGCTGGACAAAGAACTAAACCGTGCGAGTGTATATACCGACTTAGGGCAAAAGGAAGACGCGGCGTCCTCTTATCAAAGCGCGCTTACCGCCGCTAAACGCTTACAGGAACAGATGATTGATGAAGGTTTGGTTGGTACACAGGAATGGAAAGACCTATTGCAAGACATCGCGACGCTCCAAGACAAAATCGAGAGCGCAAAAGAAAAAACGAGCAAGCTTGCGGACGTGCAAAAACAAGTAACCGAATCAAAGCGATTACTTGATTACTACAAATCCACAGGCGACACAGAAAAGTACAACTCGTCACTAAGCAGCCTCGTTAACACACTCGAAGGATACCAAGAAGAGATGATCAAAGCGGGCGAGATTGGATCAGAGGCGTGGCAGCTTGTGACCGGAGAATTGTCACAGTATAAAGCCGAACTTGACGCGACGGAAGCCGCAGAGAAAGAACGAGAGAAGCAACTTGAGCGGCAGCGTAAACTCTTGCAGAAACAAGCGGACTTCTTGAACACGATCATTGGTTCAATCGCCAGCGAGTTTTCAGCGTTTGGTGAGGTTGGTTCACTGATTGGCTCCATCCTCGATACGATGAAGTTCACGGTTGAGGAGATGGAAGACGGCACGTCACGGCTTGTTTCTCCGTTTGAAGACCTCGAAATGCTCTCCGCGGATATTGGAATGGCCATCGCATCGTGGGCAATCCAAGAGATTGGAAAGCGTGTCGCCGAAGTGCTCGCAGCGTTCGAAAAGATCAACGAGTTATCGCAAAAAACGAAGTGGGATTTGGGGATGTCAAACCTTGCTCAAACGCTCAAAGACTTTCAGGAATTTGAATCCAATCAGGCTAAGCTAAACGAACTGCGAGGTGCGCGCGTTGGCGCGGCAATCGCGGACTTCTTCACGCTGGGGTTACTCGGGTTCGGCAAAAAGATCGACGAACAGATCGCGGAGATAGAAGAGAAGCTCAAGGCAACCGCTGCGTCCGTGGCAACCGCGATGGGCGTAGGTGTGGAAGACCTCGCATCATCGATGGAAAGCGCGCTACAGGCAAACACGTATGAAGAATTCGTGACAGGATTCGCCGATTCGCTTGAAGACATGACAAAACGCGCATTGATTCGTGCGTTTCTGGCTTCCGATGTTGCACAGTCCGCAATGCAAGGATTATCCGAAGCGTTTGTGGCCGCTTTGCAAGATGGGGTTATATCCGCGGAAGAATTCGCGGGAATACAAGACGCTAGCGGTGTCTTGCAGGAATTGATGAAAACGATCTGGGATGCGCTTGAACAACTCGGTTATGCCGGCGCCGGAATGGGTGAGGAATGGTCAGGAGCCTCAGCAGTCAAGGCAAGTTTAACGGAGGACACCGGGAATCGGATTGCCGGGCTGTTATCCACGATCAACCTTCACGCGGCTGGGATTCACATGATCTTGCAGAACGCAAGCAATAACAACGGTGAACTAAAGGTTGAGGTATCGAATGTGCAAAACTTTGGCGGCATTGCGGCGAACGAATATCTTAAGGCGTTGGGGTGGTAGATGTGGGACTTGTGTTTGACAGCGTGGACTTGAAGGCTCAGTACAATTTTATCGCGTCAAAGGTAACTGGACGTGGTATGCCGCCGGTAGAAGCCGAAACGATCAGTTTTCCGCGGGTGCCGGGTGAAACGGTACTATATCAAAAGTGGAAACCGCGAAGGATTGATATATCCGGCTATGTGTACGATACAACAGCGACGGGTGCTCTCGAAAAAGCGGAAGGGCTTCTCCGCTTGTTTTCGTCGGCATTCTCAGCGGATAAAGCGCTCGTGTTCCCGGACAACGGGAAAGGAATATACGTTCGTCTTGCGACCGGTGAAACGGCCAGCTACACGCATGTCACAGCGCCATTTTACTCGCACGTATACGAGGTTCAAGCGTCATTCGTCGCTTATAACCCGTTCTTCTTTGACGGGGCCACCACGCCTTCCTACGTGCCGCAGAATCTTCTCTTCCACGGCAACTTTGAACTTGATTCAAACGCGGACGGGTTGGCAAACGGGTGGCTCAAAGACACACAATCACGGGCTTATCTGAAAGACCCGTATCTCGGGACTTACTCGCAACGGCTTTATCTTAACAACACAGGCGCGGAAACCGCAAACATTAAAATCTATCAAGAAGGCGTCCCGGTATATCCGGGCACGACGTTATTCGTCGCGGCATATATTAAGAAAGCAATCGGGCATACGTCCGTCAACACGCCTTATCTCAAGTTGATTATAGACGGCAGTACAAGTTATTCGACGATAGCTGTTGCGACTTTTTCTTTTACCCGGTTCGCGCTAAAGCAAGAGATACCAATAACGTGTTCGAATGTGGATGTGGAAATCGGGCTTAACGTGGAAGCAGGCAAGATAGGGACATTCCAAGCTGATGCGGTCTGCGTATACGACTTGCTACCGCTTGGGTTGCAAAATATGACGGTGGCGCAGCTTGATTCTTTGCTGCCTTATACCGATATTGAGGGATAGCATATGATTGAAATATGGAGAGACGGAGAATTACTTAAAAAGGATGAAGTAAAGACGCTTATACTCAAGCGGTCGTTTTTGGGAGTATTTATCCTTGAGGGGGAAACGCTCGAACCGTTGCTCCCAAAGGATATACTCGTGGCAAAGAAGGGCACAACAGAAATGACCTTCGAGGTTACGGGGCAGGAAGAAAACAAGTTCACGGCTCAACATATCTCTTACCGGTTCAACCGGTACGCCGTGATAGATAAATTTTTCCAAACGCCGCCTACCTTCGATGACACGTTCGATTTCTTCGATATCGATGTTCAAACATTGCTATCCGGCTTTATTACTCCACTCGTAACGCAGGCTGGATTTACGCTTACCGACAACACGGCAATCGAGGACGTCAAGGACATTTCGTTCGCCGGTGATAATCTGCTTTCTGCCTTTCAAAAGATATGCGATACGTTCGGCGTGGAGTTCACGGTGACAGATACGGTTGTTACCTTCGCAGACCAGATAGGAAGCGTGAAGAGCATCACAATAAACGCGGGTGTTCAAACGAAGGCAATTAAGGTCAGCAAGAGTTACGAGAACCTATGCACGCGCTTATTCCCAATTGGTTCGAGCGATAATCTGCCGGAAAACTATTTCTATACCGCACTACGCCCGACGACATTTGATATGGCAACGGGTGAACATACCGGCAACGTGTATCTCGAATATGGCATTGCCACTTACGGGGAGATTGAAAAGATTCTGGCGTTCAGCGAGGTTAAAGTTAAGTCGCTCCGCGGGCTCGTTGAAAACTTCTTCGTCGACTCCGTGCGGGTTGCTGGCGCGTGGTACAAAGACGAGGCAATTACAAAGAGCACATCCCCGCAACATCTGGCTCATGATAATTGGTATGAAAGTGTTGACGTTTACACAGGCTTGGCCAAAACCGGTACGAAGCTCATCAAAGATACGGACTATACCATCGGTGGGTATGACGAAACCGAAGGCGTATATTCGACCATCACGTTCGCGGAAGCGGGCGGTACAGTCTACGTTTCTTACTCGACGAAGTACGAGATGGAAGATCGGCCTTGCGTTGTGTCTTCCTCGCTGGCTGGGCTGGACGTTGAGAAGGTTAAGAATTGCACTCTGGCGTTGATGGATGGCGTTAAGGTTGCGACGGGGCTAAAACTTCTCGGGTATAACGCCGATACGCAGCGGGTATGGTATGACAAGACGCTTGAGAACGGTAAGGAACTCTCGTTTGATCCGACGTTGCTGAGCAAGTTTATCCTAGAAGGGTATATCACGCAAACGCAGATGGATGAAGCCTCAACCGAACTCGCCGGGCAAGCGCAGGCGTATCTCGAAGAAAATCAAACTCCGCTGATCCAATACAGCCTCGATATTGTGTATCTCGGGAACACATCAACCATCCCTTTCGAGTGTGGGGACACGCTCACGCTCAAAGACGGGCAGCAGGGGATCGACATATCCGCCAGGGTGCAGGAGTACGAGTACGATCTACTCAAGGGCATCTATAACAGCGTGACACTTTCGGATAGGCTTGTGAACGCACCGTCGAGTGTTCGGCAAACGGTAGAAGTTGCTCAAAAGGTTTACGACCTGACAAACAAAACGGGCAACCTGTCCGACGTTGCAGCTTATGTGGCGCAGCAACTCGCAGAGCTTGAAGAGAAGCGGGTGGAACTGCTCGCCGATCTCACCGAACTTGATCAGGAGCTTTATCATCTCGCAAACTACGATCTGCTTGACTTGCAGGACGAACTGAACACTCTCAACACCGAACTTGACACACTCATTAACTCGGCGCTCCCCGCTCTCGAGGACGATCTGTCTGATCTTGGCGGCGAGTTATCCACACTCACCAACACGACAATTCCGGAATTGCATAGCGCTATTTCTACCCTCGAAGCTGATATGGACACACTCCAAACCACAACGTTACCAGCACTCGAAGGCGATTTGTCGGCACTTGACGGCGAGATGGATACGTTGCAAACAACAACGATCCCCGGATTAGAAGCAGAACTCGCAACAAAGCTCGACGATCTCCCAAACGAAATCACCGAAACGCATATCACGAACGGGAGTATTAGCACCGCAAAAATAAAAGCGAACGCGGTAACGGCTAACGAGATCGCAGCCGGTGCGGTTACAACCGCCAAACTCTACGCAGGCGCTGTTACCGCCGAGAAGATAGCAGCCTTGGCAATTCAGGCGGCGCACATCGCAGCCGGGGCAATTGTTGCCGGGAAGATTGCTACTAACGCCGTTACAGCAAGTACTATCGAAGCGGGCGCAATCACAACCGAGAAGATCGGGGCGTTGCAAGTAACCGCAGGAAACATCGCCGCATCTGCGGTAACAACCGATAAGTTGTACGCTCTCGCGGTAACCGCGGAAAAGATAGCAGTTGGGGCGATCACCGCGGTAAAGATAGCAGTCGGGGCAATCACGGCTGAGAAGATTGCAGCCGGGGCAATCATCGCCGAGAAGATTGGGGCTGGCGCCATTACCGCCGAAAAGATTGGGGCGAGCGCCGTTACGGCTGATAAGGTTGCGGCGGGCGCAATCACGGCAGCAAAGATCGGGGCCGGTGCCATTACCGCCGAGAAGATCGGGGCGGGGGCGGTTACAACAGAAAAACTCTACGCAGGCGCCGTAACAGCAGAAAAAATTGCGGCGGATTCAATCACCGGCAATCATCTCGCGGTGGCACTTACGATGCAAGCAGGCAAGAAAATAAATGTAGGGTCAAACAACGAGGTGCAGATTATGGCAAAGGATGACAACACGGGCGAGATATACGTTCAAGAACACACGGGATCAACGATGAAGGAAAACCGTGGTTGGATGGTTGGAAAGCGTGGGTTTGGGCAGATTGTAGGCGATATCAACGGTGAGCACGCATTAACCAACTTTCTAAGCGTTGTGGCAGCGGAAACGCTGGTGTATACAGAGAGCCCGGTTTTAACAGGTAAAAAAATTTATTTCCCGACGCCGTTATTAAAATCGCGGCTGAAGCCTTTCATAAGCATCTCTGACATAAAGGTTGAATCGGATTTGATGGTTAAGACATTCTGGAATTTTGACACCGCCAGTACAGATTATGCTGTGTACGTTGATTGCTTCCTCGCTTCTTACCAACCCGGCACTTGGGCAAACATGACATTGATAGAAAACAGTACCTTACACGCTAAATGGCAAACCGCGGCAAACGCTTATCAGGTTCGGGTTGTAATAAACTCACGCTTTTTGGGAGAGTATAAAACCACAACATTCACACACACGTTTTCGACCGGAACCGGTGCGAGTGGTCAAACCATTACTTTTGACGGATGGCTTGAAGGGCGTGGTTGGGGGAACTATGCTTTTATGAGACGGGTAGTTTGGGGTTCTGATGGGTTGACAGGCGACGAATGGATTAAGTGGTCACTAACGGCACCAACTGATTACTCCGCAACCGTTCTTAATGCCTCAAATACGACGTTGACTTTATCCAACGCTCAGGGTGAAATAACAGTATTAGTGTTCTACCAATAAAAAGGTGAGGTGATACAATGCTAAAATTCTGGAAAGAGGTGGGGAAAACCAATGCGATACGACAAGAGGTTGGAAAACTCACAGGGAATGACAGCGACAACACAATCCTTTGCTCAGGCACACCGTCTCACGTGCGAAAATTTTCATCAACAACGGCGTGGGGCGAGTTACTTACCGAAACAACCGATTATACTTATAACTCCGGTACGAGCACGCTCACACTTACGGCAACGCCGGCAACAGGTGAAACTATCGTCGCAAGCAGCGCGGGCGAGTACATATTCCAATCGCAATACGCCATCGGCAACTCATCGAGCGAAGGCTCTCGAACGCTTGAACAGCAAATCTTTATCGAAGTGGTTGACGCCAACGCCAAAAGCGTGACGATCTCGGTTAACGATTATATCGAATCTTACGGGCTGGCGACGTCAACTGTTTATCTCGCCGCAGACTCGGATGGTTCTGCCGGGGCTTACGGATCAGCGGGAGCCTCATTATCAATGGGCGACTTAAACAACGGAACCGTGACGCCGTTTTGGGTGAAGCAGATCATCCCACAAAGTACAGCGAAGGACAACTATCACGATATCTATCTGACAGCCAATACGGTTGAACACTCGCCGCATTTGTAAGTATGCTCGGCTCTATTTACGGCACGAAAGTTATATACGGGCAGAGGGTGATATATCTTAATCTGCCCTATGCCGAGCGTGCTTACGGTGCAGGCGTGGCAAGTATCGCGGGAGACGCTTTGACTTTATCGTGTGCGATTAAGGCATTATCGGTTGATGAAGCAACTGTCAAGTCATTAACACAATCCGGTGTATCCGAAAGTCTTGGAGCACAATCAATCAATACGTTCGCGTTCATCGGGCACTTAGAACCAAACGGAATAGCAAATACTATTGGGCACGTAGCGGTCACGAGTGATACCGCTTCTTTGGCGCGAGCGGTTGCGGCGGATAGTTCGTGTTATTCTGTTCACCCATCCGGCAATATTGTGGAAACAACCGCGGCACTCGCTAACGTTATCAGCATATCCGGCGATGAGGCGCGGCATACGTTCAACCAGATAGTGCGTGTGATGCTTATTCTGAGCGAGATACTCAAAACGTTCTACGCACTTTTGCCGGAACAAATAACCGAGGTTGCGCTCTTGCCAGAACACAAAGCCGAAATATCCCCTTGGCTGGCATATGCGACGACGCTGGTGCAGCCGGAATATCTCACGCAACACGATCCTTACATACACTACACGACAGAAAGCGAGGTGTATTGATTAATGGCAACAACATTATCGATAGAATGGGGTTCTACCGGGTTCGCAACATTCTACACGAAGCAGCATATTGGCGATGGCGATTACGAGGCGGTTGATCCCGACGATGACTCCGTGGAAGCATTCATCGAAAGCTACGTGGACGAACCGGCCCAACTCGAAGAATGCTCGACGGTTAAAAAGGCAACGGGAGAATATAACGCGTTATTCTACGCCGACAAAGCTAAGTACAAACCGGGTGAACGATATTACCTTGGGTTTTATTGGCAGGTTAGCGGGGTGCAGATGTGCGAGCGGATACCTGTAACGATCCACACGAACATTTAAGGGGCTGGCGGATATGGATAAACTAAACTATCTCGATACCGGCACGCTCATCAGCGATGAAGCAATTACCGTTACCGGAAGCGCTCAATATCTCGCCCACGACTGCTGGAATGATCTTGAACTCTGGACAGGAGCAAGCAAGACCGGCACTCAACTGACCTTGGATACCGATTACACGATCAGCGGATATGACGCTTATAATCACGGGTATAACACAGTAGCCGTTATAAACGCAGCATATGAAGACGAAACGCTCTACGCTACGTATGAGAGCTTGGGCGACTATGTAGACGCTGACGACGTGAACTCAAAGGCTGACAAGGTGGCATCGCCAACTGCTGGTAATTTTGCCGGGCTTGACGCGAACGGCAATCTCACAGACAGCAACTGCAAAGCATCGGACTTTGCAACATCGGGACACTCACACTCAAACGCATCGGCTGAAGCGGCTGGATTTATGAGCGCGGACGATAAGACGAAGCTAACAGGCATCGCCGAGAATGCTAACAACTACACACACCCGAATCATTCCGGCGATGTAACGAGCGTTGGCGACGGCGCAACAACAATCGCCAATGATGCTGTAACCAACGCCAAACTTGCAAACATGGCCGTTAATACAATTAAAGGCAGAATCACAGCTTCTACAGGCGACCCAGAGGATTTAACAGCAACTCAGGTCAGGACAATAATCAATGTAGCAGATGGGGCGGAAGTAAATCAGAACGCTTTCTCAACTGTAGCTGTATCTGGCCAGAGTGATGTCGTTGCTGATTCTAAGACTGACACGCTTACTTTTGTAGCTGGGACAAATATAACAATAACTACCGATGCTGGAGCAGACAGTATTACCATAAATGCTTCTGGTGGTTCGGCAAGTTCAGACTTTGGGGCATTGTGAGGTGATGGTATGGCAACGGATGCAAAACGATTCGCGATAGGTTTTTTACCAGACACATTGGGATATATCGATGCAGATGCAGTACCTTCTGGCAAGTTGAGGTTCATAAAGGCAGTTACGTTCTGCAACATAGACACAACAGCCAAAAAAGTATCTCTTGTTATTTACAGTGGGAGTACAGATTATTATTTGGTGAAGGATTATCCGATACCCGCAATAGGTGGGGAAAATACTATAACAATCCCGTTTATGGATCAAGTTTTAATTGCTGGAGATAGGATTAAAGGGTATTGCGAGACTGCCAGCAAAGTGTATGCAATGATAAGCGGTAAAGAGGTTACGTTGTAATGTACAAGCTAAATGAATACTCGCTGAATAAAAGGTATGACAATTTAGACCTATTTGACGCCAAAGCTGTTGATGAGATAGCACATAATATAACGTTGTCATCAACTCCGAGCGGATACACACAAGGGCCAGACACCACCTCAACCGCATCATACAAATGGGCTGGAGGAGTACTCACACCCTCGGGCAAGGTTGTGATGATACCTTCAAGCTATCAATACATAGGGATATACGATCCAGTTGAGAACACATACACGCAAGGGCCAGATACAACAACGGCAACATCCAAATGGCTTGGAGGAGTGCTCACACCATCCGGCAAGGTTGTGATGATACCTCTTAATTATCGATACATAGGGATATACGATCCAGTTGAGAACACATACACACAAGGACCAGATACTACAACCGCAACAATCAAATGGGCTGGCGGAGTACTCACACCATCTGGTAAGGTCGTGATGATACCTCATAGTTATCGATACATGGGGATATACGATCCGGTTGAGAACACATACACACAAGGACCAGACACCTCAACCGCAACAATCAAATGGTATGGAGGAGTACTCACACCATCTGGTAAGGTTGTGATGATACCTTGTAGTTATCAATACATAGGGATATACGATCCAGTTGAGAACACATACACGCAAGGGCCAGATACTTCAACGACAACAGCCAAATGGGTTGGAGGAGTACTCACGCCATCTGGCAAGGTTGTGATGATACCTTATAGCTATCAATACATAGGGATATACGATCCGGTTGAGAACACATACACACAAGGGCCAGACACCACCTCAACCGCATCATACAAATGGGTTGGAGGAGTGCTCACACCATCCGGCAAGGTTGTGATGATACCTAATACCTATCAATACATAGGGATATACGATCCGGTTGAGAACACATACACACAAGGGCCAGATACTTCAACGACAATAGCCAAATGGGTTGGAGGAGTGCTCACACCATCCGGCAAGGTTGTGATGATACCTAATACCTATCAATACATAGGGATATATAACACCGGCCGCACCTGCAAAAATCCAACAGCACCATTATCAGCTTTTCTAAACAAATTTTGACGGAGGTGGTCATGTGAAAAAATTTTGTATAATACAAAACAATGTAATAGTTACAGCTTACGACTATCCACTAACTGGTGAGATGGCTCTGATGCCAATCAGCAGGTTAAATGAGATGGGTGTGTTACTCAATGTACCAGATGATATTCATGAGCACGGAAAAATTTATACCATCAATCCCGATACGGGGTGCATAGATGGGTTTGAATCTTGTGCGGATGAGTTAGACAGTCTATATGAGTATACCGTCCGCCAAACGGAAACCGTTGATGCTCTCATACTCGACAATCTCATTATGACGGAAGTTGTAGATACCTTAGTATTAGCTCAACTGGAGGGATGAATATGTTTGATAGTTTGAAGCGATTGTATTTGGCAGGGAAAATTGATGCCGCAAAATTGGATATCGCTGTATCCAAGGGCTGGATAACCGCAGAACAGAAACTGCTTATTGTAAACCCACAGGTCTAAAATGAGAATCTATCAATCGAGCGATGGAAAATGGATATTTTTTAACGGAAACATAAAAAATTACTACGACACTGAACAGGAGGCGATTATTGCTATGGGCAAGGTCAAGATGGTTAACGAGGTATTGGATGTGATCAAGATGTTAGTTGAGCCTATGGAAAGGGCGGCGGATGCACATCAGCTGTATTGGGACTTAGGCGGCAGCGTGAGCGAGGACGACCTCGCATCCACCGGGCTTACAACGGATGAATTTGCTGGGATGATTACCACGCTTGAGCAGTTCAAGAAGTTTTGCAACAACGAAGCTGTTACTGCCGCGGCGTATCGTGTACACATCAATAAGGCGAAGGTCAGTGGGCAATGACGTACACGATCAAACTGAGCGAAGAAGAGTTATACACCGTGATCTACTCGCTGAGCGGGACGCTCGGAAACATTCAACGGCAGGCGGCTGAACAGCAACTTGCGGCAAAGAATCCGAATCCGGAACCGACAAACGAATCTAATACTAAATAGAGAGGTGAACGATGGAAGCAGTACGGGCGACAGCTAAAAAACCACGCACCAGAACGGATCAAGAAGAGATAGAGTCGCGTTTGGATTGCAACGAGAGAGCCATCAACGAGATAAAAGAGATGTTGCAACAAACCAAGACAACCGTGGATGAGCTTAAGAGGAAGATCAACAACGGTTTTGCCGAAGAGGTGGCTCGTACTCTCCTGGCAATTAAAAAAACGGGCTCAGAAAAGAGATCAATTATTGCGCTTGAATTGGTTAAGATTGCCGGTACCGTACTCGGTTCCGGCGGGCTTGTATACTGGCTTTTGAATCATTAAGACACGTTGAGGAGGTGATGATAATGTTTCCTATTACCTATCAGTTTAACTCGATCTGGCCGTTTATCACGAACATACTATTCTCCGTCGGTGGCGCCGCTATCGGCACGGGGTTATTCTGGGCGATTACGAACTGGTTCATGTTCAAAAAATAAAATAAGGAGATGATGCGTTATGGATTGGCAGAGTTGGATACCGATTATAATCAGTGGGTTGTTTGTGGCTTTCGGTGCTGCGTTGTGGCTTTGGGCACGTAACTTGATTAAGCAGTTTGGTGATAAGCTCGAAGGAATATTCAGCAAGGTTGACTATCACACCGAAAAGTGGATGGGTGTGAGCAATTCCAACGAGATGTGGGGGGTGATAGGCGAGTTTGGCAAGGAGATCACCGAAACCGCCGAGAAGATGAAGAATCAATCTTCGTTTCAGCCGAACGCTGAACCTAAACCCGGAAACATTGGAGAAGGCGTTACTGATCTTTCTAACGCTGTTGATAAGCAATCTGCCGTCAAAAAAGGACGAGCAATGGCTAAGAATTCTTGAGCGATTCACAATCACGCCGGAAGCCAGAGAAGCAGGCAAAAAGGCGGCGGACGAGCTGATGAGCGGCTGGGCTGAGCTCACGAATAAGAATGAGTATGATTTGATGATCGAGCGTGGGATCCCACCTGAGATCGCTGATAAGTGGATGAAGGAGATAAACTCCGAAAGGAGGTGATCCTATATCTAAGAAGAACCCTCCATGATGGCTTGTGTGGCCGTTATGGAGGGTTCTTTTTTGTTATCAACTCGCTACTAAAATTCTTATGGGTTTCAATCCACGCGGCGAACCGCGACGCTGATGTTCGGCTCGACCTCGAACACCATACCGAACCGCCTAACTATGCTCTTTTGGCTGGTGCCGAGGGCTCCGCACCATCTCAGCGCCGACACACGTCATTTCGGCGCGATGTTCAGGAATCCTTCCGGAAATACCTCTACACGCTCGATCAGATCAAGCACAAGAGCTCGTTGCTCGGTTACGTCGCTATTCAGCATCTCTTCGTAACGCGTGTATATGCCTCTTACCTCTTCGGTCGTGATGCGCCGCCCGGTGCTTTGCGAGAGGGTCAAGAGGTCTTCGTTCAGCTTCTTCTTTTTCGATTCTAAACGCTTTACCTCTCCTTCGAGCTTATCCGATAATATCCCCTTAAGGATCGCGTTTACTGCGTTATCGATCCCGGCGTTTATCTCGTCAAGTTCAGCGGTGATGGCTTCGACTTTTGACTTGAGCGCAATATCCGATAGGGCGTGTTCTTTGTTATAGTTCTCCGAAATCAGTTCGAAATCCGGTTCGTTTAGGATCACGTTCTTGATATATCCGATGACGCGCTTATCTGCCGTCTTCGCGCCTGCGCTCACGTATTGGGTATCACGGTTATTCTTCCATCGCGAGCATTGATACTTGGGATAACGCCCGCCCGTGAGGGTCATCGGCGCGCCGCATACGCCGCAGAAGATGATCCCGGTTAAGATGTGCGCGTGTTTGGTTTGCGCGCGCGTGATGTTGGTTCGCCATCGGGCCTTGACGCGCTCGAATGTCTCGGGCGATACGATAGGCGGGATCACGCCGGGAACCTCTATCGTATCCGTGCGTTTGGCGTGGCTGTTGTTTCCGAGCTTCTTCCCGCGGTAGGTATAGATTCCGGCATAGCGCTTGTTATGGAGCATCTCATAGATAGATGTTTGCGCCCACGGTTTGCCGGTTCGTGTTTTGTAGCCTTTTGCGTTGAGTGATGCGATGATCTCACCGAGGGAATGGCCGTTCGCGTACATATCGTACACGGTCACCACGATTGGCACTTCCTCGGGGTTGAGGACGTAGACCTTGCGGTTACGGCTCGCTTCTTTATCACGCACTTCTTTCACCGCGTACCCGTATGGAGGCGTGCCGCCCATAAAGAAGCCTTGCTCGGCGACCTTGGTGTTCTTGGTGTAGAGTTCCTGCTTGAGGTTATCGAGGTAGAATCGGTTCAGACCGGAAAATATCCACGCCTGGAGCCTTCCGGCGGGCGTGGTGGGATCGGCAGGGTCTTTGACGGATAAAACATACACCCCGCGTTTTTCGAGCTCTTCACGGAGCTGCTGGTCCTTCACGGCGTCACGGTTGAAGCGATCTGATTTGTACACGATGATGAAGTTAAACTCTTTGAGCAGGGCCCGCCGGATCATCTCGTCGAAGCTCGGCCGTTCTTTCTCGCCGCTTGCGCTTACCTTATCCCAGAACCGCTCTTTGATCTGTATCCCGCTTGTGGATGCGAGGCGTTCGATCTCTTCAAACTGAGCGTCGATGGATGTTTCGGATTGCTTATCGGATGATACGCGGGCGTAGGCGGCGGCTGTTTTCATTTAGTTACCCCTTTAGATAAAATAAAACCCGCGATATGCGGGTGATAGAGATAGCTTATATAAGTTATGATTCAGCTTGATTAGCTGACATCTCTTCTTTTACCTTATCCAGTATCATTTTGTAAACAGAGCCTCTAAACGGTCGAGGGAAAAACGTAGACGTAAATTTGCCTTTAGAGTAAAAGGATTCAAAATTATTAATAATAAATCCGATTGGTTTTCGAGTAAGTCTATCCCTTCTCAAAGCGATAAGCGAAGATTTCCATATTTCGGTAGTAAATTCGCTCACACTTTTCTTTTTGGGGAGAGTGTATACATAAAGCACATCACAGATATCATCATAATCAATTTCAAAGTTTTTAGCCACCATCTTTGTTTTTCACCTCCATTTTTACGATTTCTTCTCCGTCCCGAATTGACTCAATACTTTTGTCGTTACTATTTATTATATAAGCACTCTTAATAAAAGCCGGTTCGTTACTGAACGAAACAGGCACATTCCAGTAATACTCTTCGTTGTCATCCGTTATCTTTCGATATAAGTAAGTTTCTTTGTCGTGAGTATAAATGACGACTTCTGGGTCTTCAACTACTGTCATGACTTCTCTGAACTTACCAGGAGTCACTTCAGTATGATCTCGTTCTTGGATGTGGTAATAAACATGCTCATAAAAAACAAACTGTTTCTTAAAATATCCATCATAGCCTTCGCTTAAAACCCGGACTTTCTTTCTCATTTTAATCCTTTTTAGTTTCTAAGCTATTTTTGTCTCCCTCAATAATCTTCCCTAACATATCACGTATATGCTTAGCAAATTCTTTGGCCACAACGATTTTTACTTGATCCGTTACGAGATGCTCGAATTTGTTGTTTTCAACCATTTTAAGATCTGCTCGCGAGAAAACCAATTGATAATCATACTTTGATTCGTGTGCGGCAAATGAATTTGAATAATAGCATTCTGGTTCACCGATAAACGTTATATTTTTAGGGATCCGTTCTGTTTCAATTTCGAGCGGTTTTACGTTAGGTTTTTCTCCGTTTTTCATTTTCCCTCCCCCTTATCTCATATGACGTATATAATTATATATCTTATCGGCACAATAATGCAAGTATGTGTTTTTACACTCCCTCTTTTGAGTTGTTCGGAATTTCCGACCATCTTCGCGGTGTCACGAAAAATGGTCAAGTACCGAGGATTTCTCGGGGGGCGAGCGGTTATAGATCGCTTTTGTTTTTTCTAAGCTCGGATTCCAAATACTTTTCCTTGAAAAGAGGGGGAAAACAATATAATCCATGTTCTATCTCGTAATTCATACCTTTTAATTGATGCGAAATTACCGTGCCGTTGGTCCCAACCCATAGCAAGTAAGAACAAGCAGAACAAGGGCTAAACATACCACGATAGTTTTTTTCATTCCCTATTCCACCTTTTATATAATAACGCTTTCTGATATTAACACATAGATCAAAAAAACGCCCGTATTGCTATATATGATCCACCTGGTGCCTCACGACAACGCCCACGATGCGACATTCAGATTCCCAACGATCCCGATCAATAAACGCGGGTTCACATCTTATGTTTTCGCTTTTGAGAATCACACCGTTCGGGTCGAAGTACGTTCGCTTGATAACAGCATCCGAACCGTTGATAATAACCACACATATATTACCGTTCCGGGCAGTTTTCGACTTATCCACAAACACAATAGAACCATCCGGAATCAAAGGTTCCATACTGTCGCCGGTTACGCGGAGAGCAAACTCTACCGAGCCGGGCAAGTCGGTATCTACCCAACCTTGAATATATTCTATCGCTTCTATGGGGTTTTTCATTCCGGCGGTTACGCGGCCGAGGATTGGGATGCTACGCTGGGATTCTACGTTTACTGGTTTTACTTCGAACCCCATTATTCTGAGCTTTAGTATTAACTCATCTTTAGTCAATAGTGAAGCGTTATATTCGGACGGAGGTTCGTCAGAGCCATCGAAATCCTCTGATTCTGTATCCCAACCAAGCACCCCTTCTTTTGCGACATTTGCGTTTTTCTTGTTTAATTCTATGCCCACCAGCCTGTCAAGTGAAACTCCCAATACGTTCGCAATCTTTCTCGCAACCTCAAGCGACATATTCGCTTTGTTCATCTCATACGCGGATATCGAGTTTTGAGTTACCTCTGCCAACTCTGCGAGTTTTTCTTGTGTTAGCCCCCTGTCTTTTCTTATTCTTCTTAACCGATCTCCAGTAGTCTCGCTCATCACCATCACCACGAATAGTTTAGCACTTTATGCGTTAAATTGGTATATAGCATTATGCTACACTTGACATTTCTAAAAATAAAGTATATAATATCAATATACTTGGTAAGAGGTGATCTAAATGCAAAACCTTAGAGATATCAGACTATCTAAAGGAATCACTCAGGAAAAGCTTGAGGAGATGACTGGGCTATCTCAAACTCTCATATCCGCTTACGAAACCGGAAAAGTCTTTCCTTCGATGAAAGCAATATTGATTCTTTCCAAAGCGCTCGATATTCCGTTCGATAAATTCGCCGAATGGTACCAATCTCGACAAAACAATCATACATCATCGCAAGCCGTTTGAGACAGGAGGCCGCCATGACAAACATGAACATTGAAGGAATAAAAACCCACGAACAACTCCAGCCCCGCGTAGAGATGGATCAAGCGCTCATCCATGAGTACGCGGAAGCCATTACGAACGGCGCAAAGTTTCCAGCGGTAACGGTATTTCAAGACGGCGGAGACTTCTGGCTCGCCGACGGGTACCACCGGATAGAAGCCTACAAGGAAATCGGTGCACTCGATATCCCGGTTGAAATTCATCAAGGTTCGTTCCGTGATGCAATCCTGTTTTCGATATCCGCGAACGCGACTCACGGGAAGCGCAGGACGAACGAAGATAAGCGGAAAGCGGCTATGACCCTGCTGAATGACCTTGAGTGGAGCAACTGGTCTGACCGTAGGATAGCGGATGAAGTTGGGGTTTCCAATCGTTTTGTTTCTAACTTGAGAGGAGAAAAAAGCAGTACTCTATCTGTGAACGGTTCACAGATAACTCCTGATAACCCCGAAGTAACCCAAGAGAAACGTTTCACTCGCAACGGGAAGACATACTCGATGAACACGGAAAATATCGGGAAGAGCGTCCAGCGTCGAGACGGGACGGTCATCGAGCGGGAAGACCCAGAAGAGGGGGAAGAAGAAAAGATTATCCGCTCTCCGGTTGCGTTTCGGGGCGTGCCGGCCGAAGCGATCGAATACATTCGTGAGATGTTCGAGGAGCCGGAGGATGAGGAAGAAGATGATGATGAAAACGAATCGCTCCCGATAACTCCCGTAAAACCCAAACCGGTAACCGACGAAGAAGCCGAACGGTTAGTCCAAAAGGCGTTAGGTTCACCGGAACAACAAGCTGTCGCCCGTGCACTTTTGGGTTCGAAAGCCGACGATATACTCATCGGATTAAATACCGCACTGTTCGATTTTAATAACCGCTACGAAAAATACGCTTTCAGAATGTATGAGCAGCTCGACCGGGCAGAAGACTACTCGATTAATTTGGTTTTGGAAAATATAGATAAGGCCGAAAACTTCTTCGCACAATTCAAACAACGGTTAAAAATCTCCGGTAGGAAAGCGAGGTGATAAGAATCATGATGAACCTCGAAATGAAAGAATGGTTAAGCAAAAACACAAGAACAGCGAGTGTCGCACGCGCTCTGATCCAAGCCGGGGAAGGTAATGGGCTGACATCTTACGAAATCGGGAAAATAGCTCATCCTCAGCCTTTAACCAAAAAGGAAAGAAAACGAGCAGTTCGGGAATTTCTGAAAAACATAGGAATCCGAACGGTCGCTTCGATCAACGCAATATGCAATGACAAACAATTCGAATTCATGGTCGTGTCTGTCCCGAAGGAAGGCAAAAACGAATATATGGCTTCGGGTAATATGTCAACCGCACAATGTGAACACGCTATAGATTTTTATGAAAAGCAAGAGAACGCGTTTATTTCAAATAGCGAGCTTAGAGAAATTAAGCTTAACAATTTGAAAAAACAACTACCGTTATTTGGGAAAGAAGCTTTCAAAGAACATGCGTTGTAATTCAAAATCCCATTTTTCTCTTTACCGTACCCGATGATGACGCACCGGGCGCGGTAAGTAGAAAACGGATAGAGCCAGTTCACTGACAAGCACGGAGCGCCATATCTGCGAGCCCGGATAATAAATTTTTATATAAATTCTGCGCCTTATTACATCCAGGGGTGCGTTGCAACGTTATATTAGGGGGGGGCAATGTATGAATATATGCTTAATTGACGCCGATTCAAAAATTCCTAACTTAGCACTTATGAAATTGTCTACATATCACAAATTATTAGGCGATAAGGTGACATTATATCAAGCAAATATCCCTTACTATCCAAATAAAAAAAAGAAAATGTTTGCCGCTCCGTTTGGATATGATCGTTACTATTGTAGCGTTATATTTAAGGGTAATGATCGATACATTTTTGGGAATAATATCGAGTATGGTGGAACAGGATATGATATCAATAAAAAACTACCGGAAGATGCGGATAATTGCGAACCGGACTATTCGATATATCCGAATAACAATGCGTCCTACGGGTTTATTTCTCGTGGATGTATTCGTAATTGCAGTTTTTGTGTTGTACCTATTAAAGAAGGATACATAAGACAGGTATCGACCCCTAAAAACATTATTCGTCACGATAGAGTAGTTTTTTTAGATAACAACATTTTGGCTTTACCTGACCACAAAAAAGTATTGCTTGATGTGATTGATTGTAACGTCCGCTGCACATTCAATCAAGGATTAGATATACGTTTACTCGATGAAGAGAATGCGGCTTTAATTAAGAAGCTAAAATATATAAAAGAACCTTGTTTTGCATTTGACAATTATAAACTGCTTTCTGTTATTCAACACAAAGTAAGAATACTCCGGGCAATAGGACTAACCCGTGTGAAGTTTTACGTTTATGTACACCCAGATATGCCATTACGAGATACTATCTCACGGATAGAATATCTTCGATATGAAAGATTCTTGCCGTATCTTATGCGCGACATCAAATGTTGGGGCTCTTCATACTCGGACTTTTTTACCGACTTGGCTTCTTGGTGCAATCAACCGCAATTTTTCAAGACACAAACTTTTACAGAATATATTAAGCGAAGAGTGAAAAGCGAAGACCGAGCTACCCAGTCTTCACGGCTTTATACAGAAAGCTTCCCCCACACACGTGTGGACAGTACGTGAAAAACAATGCAAGATTTTTTGAGAGAACATGCTTCCCCCACACACGTGTGGACAGTACATATTATAGCATACTTTGAGGAAGAGCGCGAGTGCTTCCCCCACACACGTGTGGACAGTACGCGATCGCGTCGAACCCGTTTCGGACGGAAACAGCTTCCCCCACACACGTGTGGACAGTACCCTCGCCGGTACCAATACGTGTCCAGATAGCGTGCTTCCCCCACACACGTGTGGACAGTACTCATTCTTGTGTATTCCGCCGCCGCGATATCCTGCTTCCCCCACACACGTGTGGACAGTACACTACGTTCCAAGCGGGTGCGCTTCCCCCACACACGTGTCTCTTGCAAAAGAGATGGGATTCCAGACTCTGACTAGAGAAATCCAGTCTCCGTTAGTAATGTCATGATATCCGTGTATGCCGCCTCAGTACACGTTAGTATCGCTTAGTGTCTCAAAAAGGCCTGAAGTGGAGGGCCCGGCCGCTAAGTGTAAAAAGCATTATTAACATTGTTGAGAGGACGTCGAATGTTTTATCTGGTAACAGGATAAAACTACGCACAACCCTTTTTATAAGGAGGATTTAGCTTATGAAAGCTTATGTATTGAACAAGAATAAAGAACCTTTGATGCCTACTACTCCGGCTATAGCCCGCATTCTGCTTAAAGAGGGCAAAGCTAAAGTGGTTAAGAAAACACCGTTTACTATTCAACTACTGAACGATTCTACGGGGTTCAAACAACCGATCGCCGGAGGATTGGATATCGGTGCCGTGCATTTAGGGTGTGCGGCCGTGTCTGATAAAGAGGTTTTGTATATGTCCGAAACACTTCTTGAAGACGATTATACCGTAAAACAAAAGATTCAACGAAGAAAGGGATTCCGGCGGTTAAGAAGGAGCCGAATCAGATACCGGAAGCCGCCATATTCAAGGGCGATGATGGTAAGACTTGCTCTGCAAAACAGAGTTGCAGAACTAAAGAAATCGGAAGTCGCCGAACTGTATCCGAATTTCTCAAAGAAAAGAAAAGTGGCTTTTGGCGATCAAAGCTCTTTTGTCGCACCATCTGTACAAACAAAGGTCAACCACCACCTGCAGGAAATGAGAAGGGTTGAAAAAATACTACCTGTATCGAGGTGGGTAATCGAAACCGCGAATTTCGACCTTCACAAAATAACGAACCCGGAGGTTGCCGGGGTTGGTTATCAATATGGCCCACAATACAATTTCTACAATGTCAAATCATATGTCCTCGACAGAGATGGCTACAAGTGCCAAGTTTGCGGGGCATCCGGTATCAAAAAAGATGGAACTGTTTTGAACGTTCACCACATCGTTCCGAGGAGATTATCCAACAGCACAGATGATCCCTCTAATCTCATCACTCTATGTAGCTCCTGCCACAAGAAAGTACACAACAATGAAGTCACCTTAAACGCTAAGCCGATCAAGAAAGGGAAACGCCACGCTACGTTAGCTAACACCGTTCGAGCCCGTTTGATTAAAGCTCTTGACTGTAAGAACGTTTTGACTACGTTTGGATATCAAACAAAATTCAAAAGGCAGGCAATCTTGGGCTTGCCGAAAGAACATTACTTCGACGCGGTCTCTATTGCGTTTGACGGAACCAAAAAACCAAAATTGAGCGATACGGTTTATCGTATTCGGAGAGTACCCAAAAACGAGTACCGAAGAGAGCGTAGGCGAAAGAAAACTGCAACGTCCGGAAAAACGTATCCTGAGGTAAAAATCCGCGGCAGGTATAACGGGTATAGGAAATGGGACTTGGTTCGATATGGTGATGTAACTGGTTTTGTAAGATATTTGGCAACAAACAAAAGTTTAGTGATTACAGACCTTGACGGGAACAAACTACTATCAATCAGTTCTAACAAAAAGCCTGTAATTCTTCAAGCGGGCAGCCGTTATCCGACGGTGATAAAAAAAGCACAAGCCCATTGTATACCACAACAAATTCATTGATTTCCGCCCCGATAAAACTCCTCCTTTCTACACGTGATACCTCCGTTTGCCCTCTGCTGGCGGGACACCGGCAGGGGGTATTTTTCGACCCTTTTTCTTGAGATAGAAACCACACATTTGTTCCCCGTTCGCACCACCCCCGCGGGCGGGGATATTTTTAAGCGAGGTGAATGAATGATCGACATAACGTGCAAGACCTATGAGCAACGGATAAAGCGGCTGATGCGTCAATCGGACTACCTGCTCAAACGCATATCCAAAACGAGCCCGAAGGATCCCAAGATGAGCGAGCTTTGGCTTGAACACCGAATTGTGTGGAATAACATCGAGCGGATCCAAGAGCACTACAAAACATACAGAACCGCCGCGTGGTGAGGGAGGGGGGAAGGAATGACAAAACGATCAAAAGCGCTGAATGATACGTACGGTAAAGTCAGCAATCCCGCGGTGACATACGAGCGATACGAAAATGGGTGGTTATTTCCAAAATGGAAAGAACCACTATTTTTAGTCACATCCAGCGTGGATTGAAACCATAACGGAAATAACCACTGGACGGTATCGCGCATATAGCTGCGGTGTAGTTTATCTGGTCTAAAACAACACGGAGAAGAAGGGTTCAAGTCCTTTCAACCGCGTCTTGGCATAGCAAACACGTTCTATACACGTTCTATTGGCGTTCAATTGGCGTTCTATCCCTTCCGCATCAGCCGCTCGATCTCGATGATCCGCGCGAGGTCAATCTTCTCAAGCTCTGATTCGATTGCTTTGAGACGCGCATAGTCGGAAGGGATAAACTCCTTCGGAATATTGCCCTTCGGTTCCGGGTTATCCGTGAGGCCGAGGAGATAGTCGGAGGAGACGTGAAAAAACACTGCGAATTTTATTATTATCTCAATCGTAGGAGTTCTCTGCCGCGATAAATAGCGTGAAAGAGTACCGGCGGAGATTCCTATCGCTTCAGTTATCTCTTTTTGTGTTTTATTTCTTACTAATTCCACAAGCCTTTCAAAAATGTCCGGCATAACAATCAGCATTATAACTACTCCTATTCCAATTGTCAACAATTCCATTCGCCAATTATTCGTAATACTTGACAAACGGAAATATATGTAGTATAATTCCATTTGGAAATGAGGTGATTATTTTGCCTAACGGCACTGCACTAAAAAGAATCCGCAACGAAAAAAACCTTTCTATTCTTGAGTTAAGCCAAATCACAGGATTATCGCTTGGCGCAATATCCAGATACGAAAACGGCAGAAGAACGCCTTCGGTAATAATCGCCATGAAAATCGCAAAAGCATTAAACGTACCGATTCACGAGTTGTTCCCATATAACTTAGAGGATAACACGTTATAACAACGCCGCGGCACTTTGATTAGTCGGGTCTTTGAAAAGTGAATAGATCACCACGAAGGAGATGATAAACGGTGACAAAAGAGCAACAATCCAAAATAATCGCTCACCGGCTTTTTTGCTGGGAGCAAAGACTAAAGGAGGAGCAAAATGGACTGGAACGACTTGGTAAAAGACCTGTTGAGGGTCTACATCCGCGACATGGAGAGCCGGATAATCAAGAACAATTATCAGGCGCGGCTCGCGCAACGCCGCGGTGAACGGATAACAAAAATATGCCGGGAAAATGGCATTGACGAGGTTGAACTGTACCTCACGGCCTAACAAACGGCACCAGAATGGAGGTGAAACCATGAACACTCACCACACAAACATGAGCGTTAGGCTCAAGCTCGACCATTACCTCCAGGCCCTCGGTGAAAACATCGGTACGATCGGGAACGCCGATGAAGTGATCCGAATCCTCAAGAACAAATGGGTCGAGTACGAGAAAGTCGAAGATGAGTTGAAAATCCACCTCGACGAACACTATCCCGAAGGCGCAAACATTTTACGCGCAATAGATAAAGCACAAGACCGGATTATCACACACATACTGGAAATATGCACGATTATCATCACCGAGAACCAAAAATCCAATCACGCGATCTCACGATACGACCCGCTCGCGAAGGTAGACCGGTTACGGGCTCTTGTTGAGATGGCAAAGAGGAACAAAAAACAAATTTATCTATTCGAGGAGGCAAAAGATGCTAAAAGAACTCGGCGAATACACGAGAGAAGAGCGTTCACGAGCTATATCCCAGTTGCGAGTAAACGAGGAATGGGAACAGTATACCCCACATCAGCGAGCGCAGAAGTTATTAGCGCTTTTGAAGAATAAAAAAACGCGCCCAGCTACGAGCGCGCTCCGTTTCTCGACCAAAATATATTATACCACAAAGTAAAAGATAAAAACCTCGAATCGGGAGGTGATACGGTCGGGCTCTCTCTGCTGATCCGGATCGGAGCGCCCCGGATCTCTGCTAATTCCGGGAACAAGAATGAAGTTCTCTCTCCAAGCGACGCACAACAACCCGAGAGCCCGCCCCTGACGGGGACACTTACACAGCTAAAGGAGGCACAATGTTCCCAACTCGCATAAATATAGGTTATCTATTGCTCACGTTCGGCCGGTTTGTTGCGATTGGCGCCGTAGAGGGCGTACCGGCCAAGCACACGCCCTCTGGCCCCACCGAGCGGGTGCCGGATTTGTTTTACTTGCCACAACTTTGCGCCTTCCGAAAAGTAAAAGGATACACGCAAGAAGCTCTAAGCCAGCTTTCCGGAGTTGGAATAAGCACTATCATTAAAGCGGAAGCCGGTGGGCGCGTTAAGCTTGAAACCACAACGCGCTTGGCCGAGGTTTTGGGCGTGCCGGTCGAAGATATTGCGGTTATCGCACCGGATTACGAAGAAGAAGAGGAGGATGAATGATGAAAGTAGCGGTTGGTATTAAAACATTAGAAATGACATATGAGGAATGGAAAGAGGCGCGGATGAAGGGCATCGGGGGTAGTGATGCGGCGGCGGCGATCGGTGTGTCGCGGTGGAAATCTCCGTTGCAACTTTACTTGGAAAAAGCCGGGGAAATCGAGCAACCCGAAGTGGGCGAGGCCGCTTACTGGGGCAACGTGTTGGAAGCTGTCGTCGCCGATGAGTTCACCAAGCGAACCGGAAAGAAGGTTCAGCGCGTGAACCGCATCTTGATCCACCCGGAGAATCAGTTCATGATTGCGAACATCGATCGGCGGGTGGTAGGCGAGAACGCGATCCTTGAGTGCAAGACGACGAGCGCGTGGAACAGCAAGGAATGGTGGGACGGGGAGATACCGGAGGAATACATCATACAAGTTACGCACTACCTCGCCGTAACGGGCGCTGAGAAGGCCTATGTTGCGGTACTGATCGGCGGGAACCGGTTCGAGTGGAAAGAGATCGAACGCGACGAAGAGCTGATCGAGATGATGATCGCGAAGGAATCGGAGTTCTGGCGCTGCGTAGAAACCCAAACCCCGCCGCCGATATCGGAGAGCAAAGCCGAGCTCCACGGCGATATTATGAATCGCCTCTACCCTAACGCGAACGCCGGCGCGAGTATCGAGCTGCCGCCCACTTACTCGGATACCTTAGAGCAACTTGTTGATGTCAAGAGCCGGATAAAAGACCTCGAGATATCCCAAGATTATCTCGAGAACCAGATCAAAGACGCGATGAAAGACGCCGAACGGGCCCGCGTCGGGCGGTTCTCGGTGTCGTGGAAGAACGTCACGGCCAGGAGATTCGACAATAAATTATTTGAGAAGACCAATCCCGAGCTCTACACGCAATACACGAAGGAATCACAATCACGGAGGTTTACCGTGAAGGAGGAGACGTTATGACGGATAAAGTGAACGAAATCAAGGGGAAGCTCGTGCAATCGCCAACCGTTACAACACCAACTGGGGTGGCCGCCGGTGTTGGCATTCAGCCGCAAGCCAAGAGGCCGATGAATCCGTACCAGAACATCCAAGACCTATTCAAGCGGATGGCCCCGGAGATTGCAAAGGTGCTTCCGAAGCATATAAAAAGCGACCACTTACTACGTGTCGCGCTGACCGAAATACGCAAGAACCCGAAGCTCCTTGAGTGTTCCTCACAGTCGTTACTCGGCGCGTTGATGCTCGCCGCTCAATTAGGGCTCGAACCAGGCATCCTCGGGCACGCTTATCTGATCCCTTACTACAACAGCAAAACCCGCAGCACCGAGGTTCAGTTTCAGATTGGGTACAAAGGATACATCGATCTTGTGCGCCGATCCGGAGAGCTCCAAACCCTTGACGTCCACGAGGTGTGCCGGAACGACGTGTTCGAGTACGAATACGGCCTCACACCGAAGCTGATGCACCGCCCGGCGCTTGAAAATCGGGGAGAGGTTTATTGTTACTATGCGATCGCCAAGCTCAAGGACGGCGGGTTTTCATACCTCGTTATGAGCATTCAGGATGTCGAAAAGTTCCGCAAACGGTCCAAGTCACCCGATTATGGTCCTTGGGTTACCGACTACGACGCGATGGCCAAGAAGACTGTGATCAAGCAGCTCGCGAAGTATCTCCCGCTGTCGACCGAGATTCAGACGCAGATCGTTCAGGATGAGGTTACCAAGAAGGAATACGAGGACGTGTTCGAAGCGGCCGACGAGACCGACTGGGTTGATATCAGCCAGCCGGAGCCCGCGAAGTACGAGCAAGCAACGGAATAATAATCAATAAGGCGCCTCTCGCCTATGAGGGGCGCTATCTATTATACGGAGATGGTGGCACTTATGCGGATAAAAACTGAATACCGGAATTAGGTGATGAGCATGACCTATATCGACCTTGTTAATCGGTTCTGGCAGATGGATTTGGAATTCCATTTCTCCCATCTTGAGGTGCATATGTACTTCAAGATACTCGATTTGTTTAACCGTTCGGGCTGGAGAAAGGTTCTATCCGTCCCAAACAGCCGGTTCGTCGCCGAGTTAGGGGCCACAGAGCCTTCCGTAATTCGTGCGCGGCAAAGGTTAGTTGATAGTGGATTGCTCGCTTATTCAAAAGGGACTCAAAGGAAAGCCGGAAAGTATGCGCTCTTATACTATCAAAAAGAGGGTATAAAAGATAGCACAAACAACAACGGAGAATCGTTATACTATAAAAAGAGTGGTACAAACGATAGTATAAACGATAGTATAAACGATAGTATAAACGATAGTATAAACGATAGTATAAACGTTAGCTTATATAAGAATAGAACAGAAGAGATAAGAACAGAACAGACTTTATCTTCTCCTCTTTTAGATGAAGAAGATTCTAAAAGAGGAGAAGAACATAATACGTGCATCGAACCAAAAAAACCTTCGCCATCAAAACCAAAATCGAACCCGACGCCTTATCAAGATATCTACGAAATGTTTTTATCTATCTGCTCGGCTCTCCCGAAAATCCAGGAACCAAAAGATTGGGCTAAATCCCGGCGCGATTGTATTGCTTCCCGCTGGAAGGAACACCCCGATATCGGATTCTTTCACGATCTGTTTTATAAGGTTCACGATTCCGATTTCCTTTCCGGGCGCGTGAACTCATTCAAGGCGGGCTTTGATTGGATATTCAAACCGGCCAACTTGCAGAAAATCATCGAGGGGAACTACGACAACAAAGATAACAACCGGCAACGTTTTGCCGGGCTTGAGGCTTTCCTTGCCGAAGCGGAAGCGGAGGAGGCGATAAAAAATGCTAAGTAAGAAAGTGTTTGGCGAGGTAATGGCGCTTCTCGGCTCATACTATGACAAGCTGTCTGGCGTGGTAGGGGATAAGGCGAAGATGACAATGTGGTATGCCGTTCTACAAGATATGACGGATGATGAATTAAAAGCCGCGACGCTTGACTACGTGAAAACCGGGAAGTTCGCCCCGATGCCCGCCGACCTCTGGGAGCGCGTGAACGCGATGCGCGAGGCGCAACACCCGGAACTCACCGCGGAAGAGGCGTGGGGTGTCGTGTACCGCGACATCTCGCGTTACGGTTACTACTCCGAGCCGACATACGATGATTGGAAGCTCGAGGCGGCGAAGAACTCTATCGGATGGGGAACGTTGTGCGATCTCAGCGAGAATACGCTGATGCCTACGCGAGCCCATTTTATGCGCATATACGGGAGCTTCGCGAAGCGTGAGGCGGCGGCGGTACAAACAAACAACCCGATGGCGATCGCGTTTGTGAACAATCTTGCGAAGGAGATTGCCGGGAAGGCTACGGCGCCGATCAGGGAGCTCGAGGGATGATCATCGAAATCCCCGATCTTCCACCGAGCGTGAACCACTACTTCAAGCGCTCCCAAAACGGGCGATTGTACCTCGATGCCGAAGCGCGGGCGTTTGTGGAGCTTGCGAAAGCATGCGCCATACAAGCGGCGAAACGGGCGCGTTGGAAGATACTACCCGCCGGTAACTTCTTCTATCTCGTGATCGGCTTCGAGTTCAAAAACCGGCGATTCGCGGATCCAAACAATATGCTCAAGATACTGATAGATGCGCTGCAAGGGATCCTGTTTGAAAACGACAAATGGGCGCTGCCGATGGTCGCGAAAGCTGAGATCACCGGCAGAAAGCACACAACCGTGAACGTACTTGCGTACGGGAGGGAGATCAAATGAACAAGATAATCATCAGCGGCTACATCGGCCGCGATCCGGAAGTGAAATACTTGCCAAGCGGCGATCCCGTCGCGAACTTCTCGCTCGGTGTAAGCCGCCCAAAAACCAAGAATAACGATAACCCCGGAACCGATTGGCTCCGTGTGGTCGCGTTCGGGAAGGTATGCGACACGATCAGCAACTACTTCG